AGGGAAAGGCGCCTGCCGACGAGAAGCGGCAGACCTGGGAGCGGGCCTACAAGCGGTGGGCCGCGTACCGCGAGCAGAACATCGGCATCGCCGCATGATTTGCGCGAATACAACACGCACACAGGAGAAAGGCCGGCTACAATTGCCATGCCAACCACAATTTGAACAGCCACAAGACAGGGAGCAACCCGTGTTCAACGGGGTGGTTGGCGCCGCGCTCCCTGCCTTGTGGCTTTTTTTATGGGGGTTCTATGAGCACTCTCGTGATTGAAGCCGTTGCGGTGCGCCGCGATGATCAAGGCCGATACTGCCTCAACGACCTGCACCGTGCCGCTGGCGGGGAGAAGCGTCATCAGCCGTCTGACTTCCTGCGCACTCAGCAGGCATCCGATCTCGTTGCGGAGCTGACCGTTCCGGGGATTCCCGGAACGCCTCCGGTCGAGACGCTCCGTGGAGGAATCAGTCAAGGCACGTTCGTTGTCAAGGAGCTGGTCTACGCCTACGCGATGTGGATCAGCGCCGCATTCCACCTGAAGGTCATTCGCACCTTCGATGCCGTGCAGCACCAATCCGCACCGAGCCGCCAGCTCACCTCGACCGAAATGCTTCTCCAGTCCGTTCAGGCGCTGGTGGATGTTGAGCGCCGGCAAGCCGAACAAGCCGCCGCGATCGAGCGCCAGGGCGCAGAGCTGGCGCGCATCGGAACGCAGGTTGACGCGCTGAACGCACCGCTCCCGCACCGCCCGGCCAACACCGAATCGATCATCTACATCCGTGGCCGCATCTTCACGCAGTACGGCATCCCGGCGCACGTCGTCGACTTTGTGATGCACCATTCCTCCTATGCGCCGTCGCCCATGCTGGTGAAGAACAGCCGAGAGGAAGCGCAGGGCGCGACGTATGCCGTGTGGTGGACGAAAGACGTTTCCGCCGCGTTCCGCCGCTTCGTTGGAGAATGCAGCCGGGTGACGCCGGCCTTTGTCACGCATCCGTCGATCGACGGCCGTTTCCGTATGTCGCCGGGCGCGGAGAGCTGATCATGGGAGCCTTCAAGCAGATCATCGCCTTCCGCTGCACGAACGCAGGATGCCGCAGGCCCCCGTTTGTCACGGAGAAGGCCGCGCAGCTCCACGCGGATACGTGCATCCACAACCCTGAGAAAAAAACCTGCGCGACCTGTGCACACGATTTCGGGCCGGGTGTCGGGTGCGCCGTCGATGCGCGCGAAGAAGCAACCACGCTGGTTAAGCTGTGCGCGCTGTGGGAGGCGGCATGAGGCGCCGCAGCCCGATCAGCACCGGGGCCGTGCGCCGCGCGCCGCGCCGCAGTCCCGAGTTCGACGAGCAGGCCGCCTTGATAGCGTGGTGCCGCATCCCCGCGAACATCGCGCACTATCCGGGTCTCGACCTAATCTCCGCGTCGCTCAACGGTGTCAAGTTATCGAAGGCCCAGGCTGGCAAGGCCAAGGCCGCCGGGATGCTGGCGGGTGAGCACGACCTGCGCATCCCCGTTCCGCGCGGCGGCTACGTGGGTCTGGTCATCGAGATGAAGGCGAATAATGGGCGGCCGACGACAGCGCAGCTCTGGTACGGCGAGCGCATGGAGGCCGAGGGGCACTGCGTGCGCTATGCGTGGACGTGGCCTGAAGCCAAGGATGCCATCGTCGAATACCTATCGCTACCGAGGCGGACATGAGCCTGACGCAAGAGTTTCTGAAAAGCGTTCTCACATACGATCCATTCACGGGGATATTTGTGTGGGTCGGCAAGCCGAATGGTCGCGTCGAGGCCCAGGCTATTGCCGGCAGCCTGCATTCGAGCGGCTACATCCACATCGGAATCCAGCGTCGCGTCTATAAGGCCCACCGTCTCGCGTGGCTATACATGACCGGAGAGTTCCCATCGTCGATGCTTGACCACAAAAATGGCGATCGATCCGACAACAGGTGGGCAAACATCCGGCAGGCTGACAGCACCAAGAACTGCATGAACATGGCGTGCCGAAGCGATAGCAGGACCGGCATGAAGGGCGTGCGCTACGACGGACGAGACGGGAGATTCCAGGCCGTCATCATGATCAGCGGGAAGTCTTTCAGTCTCGGCCGGTTCGCCAGCGCGGAGGATGCTCATGCGGCCTACATGAAGGCCGCCAATGACAATTTTGGCGAGTTCCGTGTGCAGCCTTTTCGTGCCCGAAGCGGTAAGAAAACAACACCGGCGGTATGAAAAAAAGAGGCCCGCCGAAGCGGGCCGCACAGAGGGACGTGCAGAGTGATCGAGCGAATTCTAACCGACTTTTTGAGGGACGGACCATGAAGAACGAAAAAAAGGCCGCAAAGGCTTGGGGGCATAACGAGCTGGCGCACGATCTTGCCGAGCACCTGCGTGGCGCCAGCGATCGGCTCGTGTGGACTGACATGCAGCTCGGGCCGTCCGGATCGCCGCGCCCGGACGCCTATACGGTGCCGCGCAGCTATTCGCGGTTCATGCCGGTGGCCTACGAGTGCAAGGTCAGCGTGGCCGACTTCCGCCGCGACATCACGGCAGGCAAGTGGACGTCCTACCTGCAATTCGCGGCGGGCGTCATGTTCTGCGTGCCGGCCGGCTTGATCTCCAAGGACGACATTCCGAACGGCTGCGGGCTGATGGTGCGCAACGAGACGGGATGGCGCACGGTGAAGGGACCGACCATGCGCGCGGTCGACAACCTGCCGCGCGACGCCTGGATCAAGCTGCTGCTGGACGGCATGCATCTCATGACGGGGCAGCGCATCGCGCGCGGCATCAACGAATGGACGTTGGAGGCGCGCGTGCGCGAGAAGTTCGGCCACACGATGGCCGATCTCGTGCGCTCGCGCCGCGATGCGGAGGGGCAATTCGAGTATCAGACTGAAATGCTGAAGAACGCAGCGGAGGAAGCCCGCAAGCTCTACCAGGAGCAGATGGCGAAGGCGCGCGATCGGGTCGAGAAGGACATCGCCGAGATCAGCGCCGAGCGGCGCGAGATGGCCGTGGCGCTCGGCTTGCCGGAGACGGCCAGCGTGCGCACGATCGTCAATCGTGCGTTGGAGGTGCGCCAGCGTCTCGACCGCGACAACGAGATCAGGCGCCTGAAGAACGCGCTCGATGCCGTGCAGTCGTCGCTTACCCACGCCCTCGAACCTATCAAACTCCCGCAGGCCGCAGCATGAAGTATTACCAATCCGGGGGAATGGATTGGCCTGCTGGACGGGCTTTCGCATGCCTGTGGCGGTACGAAAATCAAACCAGCGGTATGAAAAAAAAGGCCCGCCGAAGCGGGCCGCACAGAGGGATGTGCAGAGTGATCACGCGAATTGTAACCGATTTTCCGAGGGGTGAGTGAAATGGCTGGCGACTGGATCAAGATGCGCACAGACCTGTACCGCGATCCGAAGGTCTGCATGATGGCTGACCTGTTGATGTGTGACGACGGAGAGCTTGCGTGTCACGTCAACCAACACTGCCAACGTAACATGACCGTCACGCGTAACGTCATGCGTAACGTAACTGTTGGTGCGCTCGTGTCGGTGTGGGGCGTTATGCGCATGCAGGGCAAGTGCGAGGAGACGGACCTTGTGTGTGACGGGGTTGCCATTGGCGTCATCGATGACATCGCCGATCTGCCCGGCTTTGGGGCGGTTATGGAGGCTGTCGGCTGGGTCTGTCGAACCGAAGATGGCCTTGTGTTTCCTAGGTTCTTCGAGGACAACAATGTCGCGCCGGCCGGCGCTGATAGGTCGAAAGGTGCCGTTCGTCAGCAGCGTTATCGTGAGCGCCAAAAGGCGAAATGTGACGTAACTAGTGACGTAACGAGTGACGTCACAGTGACGCCTAGAGAAGAGAAGAGTAGAGAAGAGAAGATAGTAGATACCTCACTACGTTCGGTATCTACGGCGCCGGCTGAAAAGCCGACGCCTGCCGTCCAGAAGTTCGACCCTCTCAAGGCGTTGATCGCCGAGGGTGTGCCGAAGCAGACGGCCGAGGATTTCCTGAAAATCCGCAAGGCGAAGCGCGCGCCTCTGACGCAGACCGCATTGGACGCGATCCGGCGCGAGGCCGAGGCGGCGGCCTTCAGCATGGCCCAGGCGATTGAGACCTGCTGTTCGCGCGGCTGGCAGGGCTTCAAGGCGGAATGGGTTGAGCGCGACCAGGGCCGCAGTGCACCGGCGCGCGCCAATGGCCGCCCGTCGATCAACGACTTCGGCGGCGACATGCCCACAGGGCAATACGACAACATTTTTGAGCGAAGGAGGGCATGATGAATTCGATCGGCAATTTCCTGCCGGAAGGCGGCGCCATCAACCCGAAGCGGTTCGAGCGCGAATCCAACTGCGATGTCCATGGGGCGTACACCGAGCGCGGAGGCTCGCTGACGGGCCGCGAGGACCGGATCATGTGGTTTGGGTGCCCCGAGTGTTCGAAGGCCGCCAGAGAGCGCGAGGAGGCCGAGGAGAGGGCGAGAGAGGAGCGGGAGCGTCAGCAGCGCATCGAGCGCCGCATGAAGCTGTCTGGCATCCCCATGGGCTTCCGGGACCGCACGTTCGACTCGTTCGTCGCGGAGACGCCGGAGCAGCAGCATGCCGTGTCGGTGGCGCGCGAGTTCGCGGATAACTTCTGGACGCGCCATGCGCCGGCCGGCACCTTCCTCGTGTTCGGCGGCAACCCAGGCACCGGCAAGAGCCATCTCGCTATCGCTGCGGCGCAGAGCGTCATGCAGCGCGGCACGGCGATGTACCTCGATGCCATGGACCTGATCCGTCGCGTGCGCGCAACGTGGCGCCGGGACAGCGAGCAGAGCGAGGAGGATGTGCTGCACATGCTGGGCGGCACGCTCGACCTGCTGGTGATCGACGAGATCGGCGTGCAGCGCGGCACGGAGGACGAGCAGATGATCCTGTTCGACGTGCTGAACCGGCGCTACCGCGATCTGCGCCCGACGATCCTGCTGACGAACCTGGGCGGCAAGGCGCTGGCGGAATTCCTCGGGCCGCGCGTGATGGACCGCCTGATGGAGCGCTCGATCATGGTGGCGTTCAAGTGGGGGAGCCATCGCGCGAAGGCGTGAAATATTCCTTGCGCATTTTCAGAAGTGGTACGAAAATCGTAACGCATCAAGATTTTATGACCGATGAATTTTTCAAGGACTGATGATGGAAACTAAACACGCACCTGGGCCGTGGCGCCAAGACTCGCTGGGCGGAACGTCGATTTGGTCCGAGAAGCGCGGCGGAGCATGCATCGCGGACTTTGAGGCGGGTGGACTGAACGGCATTACCCCGTTTCGCCCGCTGGAAGAGCGCCTCGCGAATGCTCGCCTGATCTGCGCCGCGCCGAAGGAGGCCAGCCATGTTCAATCGTGACGTCAACTGCTACCGCGCGACGCCGCGCTCGCTGCAAACCAGCAAGTTCGGCTGCTACGCGGAGCTGAGCGTGATCCCGACGCGCCGGCGCAGCGTCTGGCCGGTGATCTGCTACGCGGCAGTGGCCGTATCGGCGGTGCTGATCGCGCTGGTGCTGAGCGGGTGCGACGAGGCTCCGCTCAGCGCGGCAGGCAAGGAAGACTGCGTGGTGGTCTACACCTACTACGGCGCAGACCGGCAATTTGTGCGGTGTAGCGGCCGTGGTGCCGTCGTGCCGCGCATGGATGGGAAGATCGGCAAGAAGCCCGCCACCCTCGTTTCCGCGCGCTGATCGCGCACCAACCCAGGAGATTCACCATGGCAGTGATCCGCAACAAAGGCGTCGTGTACGCCGGCAAGGTGGGCGAGAAGATGCGCCTGCGCACACCGACCCCGCGCTTCCAGTGCGTCGGCGGCCAGATGGACGGGCACACGCTGTACCTGACGACGCCGAGCACGGTGCCGATGAACATGGCGGGCCAGCGCGGGCGCTACGTCAGCGACGTGCCCATGGGCATCACCAAGCCCATCCTGGAATGGGAGGCCGCATGACGACCGCACAGAACCATGCGCTCGGGCAGCCGGCCCAGGGCAAGTCGGCCAAGGAGTTCGGGATCGTCGTCATGGTCGACCACGAGCGCGCCGCGCGCGTCTACCGGCAGGCGCTCGCGAAGATCAACCTGATGATGGACGATCTCAGCCGCGCCGCCGAGTTCTTCGACAGGCAGGCGATCTCGGCGCACCTGTCGGCGCGCGCGGCGTGGGAGGATGACGTGGCCGCCGGCGACGATGCAGCGGTCGAGCCGCCCAAGCCCAAGCTGCGTTGGAACGTGATCCAGAACCGGGTCGCGTATGTGAGGCGCATGGACGCGCTCGCGCAGTTCGCCGTGGCGCCGTTCGAGCTGGCAGAGGGGCATGTCTTCCAGCTCCATCGCATGGAGACGGGCGACTACTTCGAGCCGTTCGATACGCTGCTGAAGGACTGGCACGAGGCGCGAGGCGCCGAAGCAACAAAGTAGCTGAAATCCTTGTGGCGCAAGGGTTTCGCGCCTACAATTGAATCTCTCTCGCAGAGACTGGCGCAGGGCACCAAGAGCGCGAGCAGCCGGCGAAATGAACTAGGCGCTGACAGTCCGGAATAGCACGGGCACCAGACACCTTAAAGAATCCGCCGACCCGTCGGCTATGCAGATAAGCGAACGTGGCCTCTGCTGACGGATCGTAACGTGACAGCCCGGAGAGACGGGCACCTCACGCATGGCGACTGCTGAAAAACACCCATGCGGGTGGCGGACCTGAAATCCGCCATAGGCAGCTGCCAGCCTTGACTTCCTCCCCGCCCTAAAGAGCGGGGATTCCTTCTTCAAGACGGCGAAGCCCCGCCGCGAGAATGTTCCTTGCAGCGAATGCGGGGCGGTACACGACCGCGACATCAACGCTGCACAGAACATCCTCGCGGCCGGACGTGGCCGTCTCGCAGGAGGAATCCCGGTCCTTTAGGGCCGGGAGGACGTAAAGTGGACCACATCCAAGCCCAGTACGAAGCCATCGCAACCCGGCGCGCGCTGGAAGCCGAGACCGAGGAGGAGTGAGCCATGAACGAACTCATTAAAGTCGCCGACCGCGCCATTGGTGACGGTCAGGTGCAAACCATTAACGCCCGCGAGCTGCATGCGTTCCTTGAGGTCGGCAAGCAGTTCTCGCACTGGATACAAGACCGCATTGAGCAGTACGGTTTCGTTGAAAATCAGGACTTTGCGACTTTTAGCCAAAACGGGCTAAAAGGTCGCCCGACCACCGAATACGCTATCACCCTAGACATGGCTAAGGAGCTGGCCATGGTAGAGCGCAACGACAAAGGCAAACAGGCCCGCCAGTATTTCATCGAGTGCGAGCGCCGCGCCAAGTCGAACGTGGTTGACATCTCACAGGTGCTGTCGGACCCAACCCGCCTGCGCTCCATGCTACTCGCCTACACAGAGAAGGTGGTCGAGCTGGAGCAGAAGGTCGAGAAGCTGACACCCAAGGCCGACTTCCATGACGCTGTGGCCGAGGCCATCAACTGCCAGAGCGTGCAGGAGGTAGCCAAGGTACTGGGCACCGGCCCAAACCGTCTGTTCAAGTTCCTGCGCGACGAAGGGCTGCTGATGCGCAACAACCTGCCGTATCAGCAATACATCGATTCAGGGCACTTCCGCGTAGTGGAGAAGCAGTACAACGACCCACGCGGCGAGAGCCACACCTACACAAGAACGCTCGTGACCGGAAAGGGGCTGGCGTACATCCAGAAACGCATCCACAGCCAGAGCGGCATTATGAGAGAGGCTGTTGCATGACCGACCTGACACGGCGATGAGTTCCAGCGCCTGAATGGAATCGAACAGAGGAGATCAGGCTCCTATTCGGACTGCGCCGTCTGCTGGGACAAGAAGACTTCCGAGAAGACCCGGTACATCTCCCACGGGCTGGGCACGAGGAAGGCGACAGCGACGATCGCGGCATAGACCATGCGCCGGCTCCTCGGGTTCTCCATCACGCCGGAGATCAGTCTGGGCATGGGGCACGCGGGCCGGGCATCGCGCCAGCACCTCCAGGTCATGATGTGCGTGGTGCCGCCATCATCGTAGACGCAGCCCACCATGATCGCGTCCGTCGGAACGATCACCCCGATCGACTCCAGGCCGACGGCCACGAGATCAGCCTTGCGCGGATCGCTCATGTTGAGCGGCCGGCTGTGAGCTGGGAACGACGCGGGGCGCGGAACGATCTCCATGGACTCTATGCGATCCACCCCGTTCTCCAGCCGCCGCACCACGAGGTGCATCATGAAGTCGGTCAGCGCCGTGTGGCCGCGTGAGAATGATGCTGACGAAATGCCCTCGTCCATTTTCTTTCTGCCCTGCCTGTTTGCCATGATTCGCCGGCGTGATACGATTTTCGTACCACGACACGGGTAGTCGCACCACTGAGTTGCTTGTTGTTCCCATTAGCGGGAGCCCGTGTTCTCCGCAACGGAATGCAGGTCGTTCGCACGCAGACGAAAGTGGCAGGAGTTGAAGAAACCCTTGTGCAGAGCAGGGATTCCGAAATGCATAGCTGCCGAGAGGCACGGGAATAGCTGTGGAAAATCGGCAGGTTGGCAACAGCCGCTGAGATTCGACATTGACCAGGAGAGACGATATGTCGCAGGGCGCATCAACGAAGAAGCCACGGAAGCCGGCCAAGGCGCCCAAGGCGCTTCCCGTCAAGCGCCGAGTCGGGCGCCCGTCCTCCTACACCAGCGAGCTGGCAACGGAGATTTGCCTGCGCATCGCCTGCGGGGAAAGCGTCCGCTCCATCTGCAAGGATGAGAAGATGCCGAGCCAGGACACGATCTATCGCTGGGTGTTTCATAATGCGGAATTCTCGGAGAAATACGCGCGGGCGCGGGCCATGCAGATGGAATCCTGGGCCGATGAGGTTCTCGGCATCGCCGACGACGGCTCGAACGACACCTACGAGGACGAGGAAGGCAACCAGCGCACGGATCACGACGTGATCGCCCGCTCGCGCCTGCGCGTCGACACTCGCAAGTGGCTCATGTCCAAGCTGGCCCCGAAGAAGTACGGCGACAAGGTGGACGTGAACCACGGCGGCCAGCAGGACAACCCGCTGACCATGCTGCTGAAGCAGGTGAGCGGCACGGCGTTCACTCCTCAAGGTGAAGGCTCTCCCGAGGAAGACTGATCCCGATAACGATCGCATGAACCCCGCTCCGGCGGGGTTTCGTTCGTCATAGGCAAAGTCAATCGGGGTCGATAGCGAAATACAATCACGTCATTCAATGCATCACCTACAATTCAGTCAACGAACGAATTGTCGTTCGATGAAACGGGCGCTGCGGCGCCGGTACTGACAAGGGGATGACGATGACCACAACTATCAAGCTTGATGGCGATACCTACCGCGTTCTGAGCATGGGTGTGGAGCGCGACGGTAAGACGTTCTGCCATCTTGCCAGCACCACAAGGGGCCAGTGGCAGCGCAATGGGTTCTATCCAGCGCAGATTTGTGACTGGATTCCTAACGATCAGCTCACCGCCCTCAAGGCCGTCAACGACTACTACACCGACCGAAACAACAGCGGGAATGCCGCGCTGACGGCGCACCGCTAACCCACCACTGACACCGAGGGATGAGATGAAGATCACGAAAGACCAATTGCGCGCGTGGAGTGCTTGCGCCGACGGCTATGGCTGGTTCCTGCGCCGCTTCCCGGAAGGCGAGGCCGAGTACCAGGACGTGCTGAACGCCCTAGCCAAAGATGACCGGCCGGATGATGCGCATTGGCTGATGAATCTGGCGGGCGCCGACAAAACCGCAGTGCTCGAACTCGAATTCGTTGCCGACTGCAAGTACCTGTTCGTCGCGGGCTCGCTGATCGTCAAGGGCGCGATCTCGGTTTCCAAATGGTTGCGGGCTGGCGAGGGCATCAAGGCTGGCTGTGGCATCAAGGCTGGCGAGGGCATCGAGGCTGGCGAGGGCATCGAGGCTGGCGAGCGCATCAAGGCTGGCTGGGGCATCGAGGCTGGCTGTGGCATCAAGGCTGGCTGGGGCATCAAGGCTGGCGAGGGCATCGAGGCTGGCGAGGGCATCGAGGCTGGCTGTGGCATCAAGGCTGGCGAGGGCATCAAGGCTGGCTGTGGCATCAAGGCTGGCTGGGGCATCAAGGCTGGCTGGGGCATCGAGGCTGGCGAGGAATTCGGCGTGTTTGCCGGCCTTCGGGTGCGGCTGCCGACGTGGTCGCTATACGCGCGCGTTATCGCCAAGACGAAGCCCAAGAACCTGATCGGCGGCGCATGGGTTGAAGAGGCCGCCGAGAAGAAAGAAGCCGCCGAGCCCCACCAAGGAGCCTGACCATGAAAACGATCGAGATCAAGGGCTGGTTGTACGCAAGGCAAGGTTGGGGCGGCAAGGTGGAATTCACCTTCTTTGACTTTGAAATGGGGGCGGACAGCGACTGGATTCAGATTTGCCCGAACGTCGCACACATCGAAATGCCGGAAGGCTTCGACATTCGTTCTGCGGAAATCGCATCGCTGGAAAAGAAGCTTGAAAAGGTGCGCGCGGCTTTCATGGCGACGCAAACCGAGATCCTTGTCGATCCCGTCTGACGTCACAACAAGGAGACGGACATGTGCATGACCACCGAACAGGCAATCGCTCGGCAGGCCGAGCAGGCCAACGCCGCCACCGCCGCCGCCGCGCTCGCGCAGGTGCTGGCGCTGCATCCGCAGATCGTCGATGGCCTGGATAAGCTGGGCGAGGGCTTCCTGGGCGACGTGCGCGTCGAGTTCTACGGCAAGGTGCACTACTTCGGGCGCGGCTTCGGCAGCTGCGTGTCCGTCGACCTGGAGGAGATCGCGCTTGCCGGCACCACCGTCAGCATGAGCACGCTGGTCGGCGTGGCGCGCTGGAAGAAGATCGAGGACGAGCTGCAAGAGCGCATCGAGTCCGAGCAGTAACCACCGCCCGCCGCGCGCGGGCGTTCTCAACCGCAGCACCCTCAGGAGTGATCCATGGGCATCATCAAGCTCGCGATCGGCAGCATGTTCGGCTTCACCGAACAGCCCAGCCAGATCGGCACGACCAAGCGCAACGGCGGCAGCACCGCACGCGACAAGCGAGCAGCCCGCAAGGCCCGCAACGTGAAGCGCCACAAGCGCGCCTGCAAATGACCCACAAAGACCTGCTGCGCGCCGCAAAGCGCGGGGAGATGAAGAACGACAGCGTCACCCTCGCGCTGGATGTCACAACCATCGTCGCCGTCGGCATCTTCGTCGGCACCGCCATCTACATCTACTTCACGCTATGAGACCGTTCGACTTCAACCAGTTCGCCGCCGGCGCACCGGCGATCATGCCGGACGGCCGCAAGGTCAGGTTCGTGCACTTCTACCCCGGCCTGGATGTTCCGTATCCGGTCGCAGTCCACATCGAGGGCGCGGCTGGCCTCACGTCGATCAGCGCAAACGGCGAGCTGCCATACGCTGGCAAACAGCTCGGCATGGCGCCGCCGGTCAAGCGCACGGTGTGGGTGAACCTGTACCGGGAAGACTCCGGCCGCATCGTCGCATCGCACGAGACGCACGCCAGCGAGGATGCGGCAACATACGATCGCCTGTCCTCGGATTACGTCGGCGCCTTCCCCATCGAGATCGAGGAATGACCGGGGCCGGCATGCGCGCATGGCGCCAATCGCACGGACTGACCCAGGCACGTGCAGCGGAGTGCCTGGGCATCCAGGCCGTGACGGTCAGCCAGTACGAGCGCGGCGTGCGCCGCGTTCCCAACACCGTCGCACTGCTGTGCGGCGCCTACAACTACATCACGGACATGGGCTACTCGACCGAGCAAACCCTGACCGTACTGGAGCATGAAAGTGCTGAAAACCATTCTTGAGCAGTACCGCAACGGCGAGCGCGGCTTGCCGACCTACGAAGAACTGGCCGCGATTGTCGGCAGCGACCACGACGGGCATGTGCAGATCAATGGCGCGCAGGCTGATGTGCGGCCGGTTGGATGGCGACCTGCATTTCCATCCCATCGCGGCGATTTCACTAGGGGGGTGCCTAGCGACGCGACGGTCGAGCATTTGCGCGCCCAGGGCGTCGAAATCGAATACGCCTACAGCCGACCCGCCACCTCAGAGGCGGCGCGCGCAGAAGAACTGCGTCACGCCCTGGCCGTCGCGCGCGACCACATGCGCGTCATGTCGAACTGGATCAAGTTCAGCGACCCCGCCGCGTACAGCTGGTCCTGCGCCGTGATCGACCGCGTGAATGCGGCGCTCGAACGAGGAGAGCAGCAATGACTGCGCCCGCCGATGACCTGACGCTGCGCGCACGGGATGCGAAGCGATGACCGACGACCAAATCCGCATGATCGCAGAGCGCATGGACCTGGAGGACAAGATACGCCGGCTGCGGGCGACCCTGCGCGCTGCCGAGCAGATCGGCCCCCTGGGCATCGAGTACGCCGAACGAGTTCGCATGCGCAACCAGCTTGGCGCCATGGTGATGTACCTGGAGATTCTGAACGAGCGCATCAGTGCGTTTCGAGGAGACAAGGAATGAGCCACGAACTGAGCAATGCCGATCGGGCTGTCACTGCGCTCGACGAGTATGCGCCGGCTGAGCCGAGCAAGCCAAAGCAGCAGGCCGAGCCGGGGGCGGGTGAGCGGGGACGTGAAGCGCTCGCGGCGTTCTCTGCGCTTTATTCCGCCTGCACGACGGCTCTGTTTGCGATGGGCTGCGCCGCCGCCCCCACGCAGCAGCAGGAGGGCTAGAGAAATGAGTCGAAGCGGATACACAGAAGATGGCGAGGACACCTGGGACTACATCCGGTGGCGCGGCGCAGTCAACTCGGCAATCAAAGGGAAGCGTGGTCAAGCTTTCCTGCGCGAACTGCTGGCTGCGCTGGATGCCATGCCTGAAAAGTCGCTCGCGCCCGGCGCGTTGGAATCGGATGGTGAATTCTGTGCGCTGGGCGTCATCGGTCATGCGCGCGGCCTGGATCTGTCCTCCATCGACACCGAGAATTGGCCGCAGCTATCCCGAGCGTTCAACATCGCCGAGTCTATGGCCCGCGAGATCATGTGGGAGAACGACGATAGCGTCGACTCCTGGGACTACGTGGAGATCCATGGCCCGTTGCGCCCTGCCGAATACCGCCGCTCTGAACGTGTATGGAACGCATTTGCTGGGCTGAGGCGATGGAGGCGCATGCGCGAATGGGCCGCCGGCAACATCATCCAGCCAGCATCGCAGCAGCAGGACGCTAGCGCTCATGACTGAGCAGCAGAAAGCCGAACACGAGCGCGGCTACACCGAGGCATACGCCGCGCTCGGTCGAGGCGTGAAGCCCGAGCAGCTGCGCCAGGAGATCATGGGCCGTGTCAGCGCCGGCACCGGGCCGAACGCAACAGCGTTCAGCAACGGCGCCATGATCGCGATACTCGAATGGATTACCAGGAGCATGCACTGACCATGAGCGACATCTACACACTGACCGCCAGCGTCACCAGCCGGGCCGTGATCCGCAACACCGGCCTGGGCAGCATCGAGGTGCGCGTTCACCCGGAGTACGTCGGGCGCATCCGCGAGCTGGTGGCCGAGCACATGCCGGCGGAATCGCGCGTCGACGTGAAGCCGCTTTCGCACGAGGGCGCCTACACCAGCCGCATCACACTGATCGACAGCACAAAGGGGGTGCACTGATGCCGGTCTACGTCGACGACAACGACAAGATTGAGGCGGCGGCATGACGGCGCCACTCACGCAGGCAATGTGCAACGCGCTCCGTCGCGCCCCGCGCGATTGGGCGCGTTTCCCGCCGTACATCGAGGCGTCGCCGCGCGTGATCAAGGCGCTCGCAGCGCGCGGCCTCGTCGAGATCAAGCGCGTGACATGGCTCGGCGAGCATACGGATATGTGGCGCAGCATGCGAAAAGCATAAAGCTTTCATGGCGTTGCACCGATCCGCACCATACAATACATGGTGTTGACGATTGCTTTTGGAGGCGCGATGGAGGGCGGCACTAGAATATTCACATTCCCGAAGACCGAGGAGGAGATTGTCGCCTGCCTGCGCGATCCGCAGTGGCGGATACGGCACTTGTACAAGATCAAGAACAAGCAGAAGCAGGTCGTGCCGTTCAAGCCGAACGACGCGCAGGAGGAGCTTCTGCGGCGCATGTGGTTTAGAAATGTGATTCCAAAAGCTCGCCAAAGAGGGTTTTGTCTGCATCCGTCTACACGCGTACTTACTGCTTCCCTTGAGTGGGTGCCGATCGGAGACATAAAGCCGGGTGCGCGGCTAGTCGCCGTCGATGAGGACGTCCCAGGCGGCAAAGGCCCGTCGCGGAAGATGAGGACAGCAACGGTAGAGGCCACCGCAATCACGCGTGGTAACGCCTACCGAATGCTGTTCGATGACGGGCGTGAAGTTGTGTGCACCGGGAATCACCGCTGGCTCACGCGGCCATCCGATGCTGTAGTTGGCACCAAGTGGCGCTCCATCGAGTCCGATAACAAGTGCAAGATCAGGCCGGGGACTCTTGTCCGTTGGGTCACAAAGCCATGGGGTGAATCCTCATACGAGGATGGGTGGATCGGTGGAATGCTCGACGGCGAGGGCCACATGTCCAAGCGCAATGTCGCGGCATCAATCAACGTCAGTCAAGTTGTCGGGCCAGCGCTGGCGCGCTTCGAGATGTACCTCGACACGCGCGGCTACAACTACTGCACGGAGGACGACGCTGCGACGCGAGAAAGCAAACAAGGAAGCCAGCCGGTCCCGAAGTTGGTGGTCGGGCGCATGGATGAGATGTTCCGCATCATCGGGCAGACGAGGCCGATCAGGTTCATCGGGAACGAATTTTGGGACGGGCGAGACCTTCCTGGGAAGCGAAGCGGTATTGGTTGGGCGAAAGTCGCATCGATCGATCCGCTTGGCGAGATGGATATGGTGGACTTGCAGACGTCGGCCAAGACCTTCATCGCGGAGGGGTTCGTCTCTCACAACTCAACTCTCATCCAGCTCATGGGCCTGGACACAGCGCTGTTCAAGCCCGGCTCCGACGTTGGCATCATCGCCCAGGACTTGCCTACCGCGCAGGAGATTTTCGAGAGCAAGATCAAGCTCGCATACGACAACCTGCCGGACATCATTAAGCAGATGGTGCCGATCACGCGCAGCACGACGACCGAGATGAAGTTTGGCAACGGCTCCGGCGTGCGCGTCGGGACGTCCATGCGCGGCGGCACGCCGAACTTTGTGCACGTCTCGGAGTTCGGCAAGATCAGCGCCAAGTACCCGGACAAGGCGCGAGAGGTGCTGACTGGCACGCTGCCTGCCGTGCCGATCGATGGGATCGTGTTCGTCGAGTCGACCGCCGAGGGCCGCGACGGCGCGTTCTACGACATGTCGCACGATGCTAAGGCCGCGAAGGATGAGGGCCGCAAGCTGTCGCCGCTGGACTTCCGCTTGCACTTCGCAAGCTGGTGGGATGCCGACGAGTACGAACTGGACCCGGAAGGCGTCATCATCACCGACAAGGACCGCGAGTATTTCGAGCGCGTCGAGTCACTGATCGGGCGCTCTCTGCCACCGCGCAAGCGCGCTTGGTACGTCACGACACGGCGCCAGCTATTCGCAGGCGATCAGCAGATGATGTTCCAGGAATTCCCGTCAACGTTCGATGAGGCTTTCAGCGTCAGCATGGAAGGAACCTACTACGCCCAGCAGCTCGCGCAGGTGCGCAAGGACGGCCGCATCACGCGGCTGCCGGTCATGCCTGGAGTGCCTTGCTACACAGTGTGGGACATTGGCAACAGCGACGGCACGGCCATATGGGTCGTGCAGAAGATCGGGAACGAGTGGCGCTGCATCCGCTTCTACGAGGCGTGGGGTGAGCCGTACAGCCACGCCGTGCGCTGGCTGCAAGGTCTCGGAATGGTGTGGGACACGATGTACCTGCCGCATGACGCAGACCACATCCGCCAGGGCCAGACCGTCAACAAGAGCCCGAAGCAGATGCTTGAGGAGCTGATGCCGGGCGTGCGCTTCGAGATCGTGCCGCGCATCGAAGATGTCAATTGGGGCATCCAGCAGACGCGCGACATGTTCCCGCTGCTGTGGTTCGACGATGAGCACACAAAGCCCGGTATCATCCACATCGAGAACTACCGCAAGAAGTGGAATGACCGGCAGGCATGCTGGTCGACCGTGCCCGACAAGGCTGGCGGCCACTCCGAAGCGGCCGACGCGCTGCGCCAGCTCGCGCAGGCGTTCGCCGGTGGCTTGATCAACGTGAACAGGGGCGCAGCCAAACGCAAGCGCCCAAACTCCTGGAGAATCGCATGAGCGAGCGCAAACACTTCCTTGACCTTACCCGTTGCCACTTCACGCGCAACATCGGGGACATCACGCTCTACGGCACGTGGGTGCCGCGAGGCGACGACGACGACCACACCGAGCCGGCGCTGGTGCTCATGTCGCGCCGCTTCGGCGGTAAGCCGTGCTGCGTGGCGCTTTCGAGCGCATACCTGTACAATGACCCCCGTTATTTGGCCCGCGCGGCGCACGAGTTCGCGCAGGGCATGGGGTTCGAGCCGGGTTTGGCGCTGACGCACCGGATTGCGAACATCATCCACGATCACCTGCAAGACCTGATCGAGATGCCGCCGGAGCCGACGCAGGCTGTTGTCGTGGCCGATGCCACCGTGAGCGTCGACGGCCGCAAGCGATCCGTGGAGATCGTCAGCCACGAGCAGGCCCCGCTCTAATCGCCTGGAGGCAGAGTGTTCGACCTTAACGACGACCAGAACACGCGGCTGATCGCTGATCATCCCGAGGCCCGGATGCCCACCGAGGAGCCGGGCAAGGATGACGCGCCGCCATCGCATGCCCTGGACAGCGATCCGATGAAGGAGCTGCATCGTCGTCTCCGGTCGTACCTGCACCAGGAGCTGGACCGCCAAGCCGAGAACCGCTTTCAGATGGCGGTCGACGAGGACTACTACGACAGCATCCAGTGGACGGAGGCCGACGCCCAGGTGCTCAAGGAGCGCGGGCAGGCGCCGCTCGTCTTCAACGTGATCGCGCAGTCGGTCAACTGGATCATCGGCAGCGAGAAGCGCGGGCGCACGGACTTCAACATCCTGCCGCGCAAGAAGGCCGACGCGAAGCCGGCCGAAGCAAAGACCAAGCTCCTCAAGTACATGTCGGACGTCAACCGACTGCCGTTCCACCGCTCGCGCGCGTTCGAGGATACGGTCAAGGTCGGCCTGGGCTGGGTCGAGGACAGCTACGACGACAGCACGGACGGCGAGCCGATCTACTCGCGCTACGAGAGCTGGCGCAACGTGATCTTCGACAGCGCGTCGACCGAGCTGGACGGCAGCGACATGCGCTACATCTTCCGGCCGAAGTGGCTGGACGTTGACGTGGCGTGCGCGCTGGTGCCCGACCGCGCCGACGAGATCAAGAAGGCGGCCGTCGCCGCCGAGCGGTACGGCAACTACTCGGAGGAAGACGGCGACGAGGCCATGGATTGGGCCGAGTTCGACCGCGACACCTACAGCCAGTCCCGCACCGTCTCGACCCACAAGCGCCAGCGCGTGCGCCTGATCGAGTGCTGGTACCGCATGCCGATGCGCGTCACCAAGTTCCTGAGCGGCGACCTGCGCGGCGAGATGTTCGACGAGAGCAACCCGGCGCACGTCGAGGCGCGGGACAGCGGCATGTACAGCCTGGGCGAGCGCGTCACCATGCGCGTGCGCGTGGCGATCTTCACCAGCCGCGACATGCTGTTCGAGGCCGCCAGCCCGTTCCGCCACAACCGATTCAGCCTCACCCCGATTTGGGGCTTCCGCCGTGGCCGCGACAACCTGCCATACGGCGTGATCCGCTGGATGCGCGACATCCAGGACGACATCAACAAGCGCGCGAGCAAGGCGCTCTACATCCTTTCGTCCAACAAGGTCGTGATGGACGAGGGCGCGGTCGAGGATATCGAGGAGTTCCGCGAGGAGGTTGCGCGGCCCGATGCCGTCCTCGTCAAGAAGCCGGGCAAGCAGATCGAGCTGAACGTCGACCGCGAGCTGGCCGCCGCTCACATGGACATGATGAGCCGCGACATCCAGATGTTGCAGCAGGTCGGCGGCGTGACGGACGAGCTGATGGGGCGCTCGACGAATGCCGTGTCCGGCGTGGCGATCCAGGCCCGCCAGGAGCAGGGCACGGTCGCCACGAACAAGCTGTTCGACAACCTGCGCTTCGCCGTTCAGATGCAGGGCGAGATTCAGCTGTCCCTCATCGAGCAGTTCGTGACGGAAGAAAAGACCTTCCGCATCACCAACGAGCGCGGCAAGGCCGACTTCATCACGGTCAACGACGGCCTGCCGGAAAACGACATCGTACGCACGAAGGCCGACTTCATCATCGGCGAGTCGGATTGGCGCGCGACCTACCGTCAGGCAGCGTCCGAGCAGCTCTCGCAGATGATCATGAAGATGCCGCCGCAGGTTGGCCTCGTGATGCTCGACCTGTGGGCCGATTCCACGGACCTGCCGAACCGCAACGAGATCGTGAAGCGCATCCGCCAGATCAACGGCATGCGCGACCCGGACGCGACCGAGCCGACGCCCGAGGAGATGCAGCAGCAGGAAGCCGCCGCCAAGCAGGCCCAGGCGCAAGAAGCGATGTTCATGGCCGAGCTGGCGGAGAAGCAGGGCAAGGCCGACAAAGCCCAGGCCGATGCCGTCGCCGCGCAGGCAAATGCCGATCTTCGCGCAGCCCAGGCGGAACAGGTGCGCCGCCAGACGGTCAACACCAACGTCACGTCGATCGCGTCGGCCATGGAGGCGGCCACGGCCATCGTGACAATGCCGACCATTGCCAAGGTCGGCGACGCGGTGCTGGTCGAGGCCGGCTACGAGAACAACGGCATTGCGCCGGCGGGTGGGCTGCACACGCCAGCGCCGCAGCAGGCGGTGAACCCGGCAGCTCAAGGGCTACCGCCGCAACCCGCGCCGCAACCGCAACAGCCCCAGGAGCCGGCCGTGTCGCCGTCTCCCGAGCAGCTGAATGGTGCGGCACCGAGCAATGCCGGCGGACCAGTGACGCCGGATCAAACTCTCCAACAGTGAAGGGACTGAGATGACGACCAAACACAGCGACGAACTGCTTGACGGCCTGACGCCCGAGGAGCTGGCCGCGCTCAACGATGATGACGGTGCCGGTGCCGGCGGCGAAGACGGTGGCGCGGGCGGCGATGATGGCGCCGGCACTGGCGCAGATGATGGTGCTGGTGCCGCCGCCGGCGGCCAGGGCGGTGAAGGTGATGCCGGTGCTGGTGAAGGCGGCGATGCTGGCGCTGGTGCTGGCGGCGATGCCGGCGGCAAAGGCGCGGGCGGCGAGGGCGGCGAGGGAGATGGTCGCGGCGATGACGGCGCGGTGGACACCGGCACGAAGTCGATGCCCGTCTACGTCGCCGAGGCGCCCGAGGACGCCGAGGCCAAGCTGAAGGGGCTCGCCGACAAGCGGGCCGACCTGCGCAAGCAGTACGACGACGGCGACATCACGTTCGACGAGCTGGAATCCGCGCGTGACGAGATCACGAAGGAGGAGAAGGCGATCGAGCGCGCCCAGCTCAAGGCCGAGATGGCGGCCGAGATGCAGCAGCAGCAGACGATCAACGACTGGAACCGCGACGTCAACTCGTTCCTGGACGCCAACCCGGAATACCGCGCCAGCGACGTGCGCTATCAAGCGCTCGACATGATGGTGCGCAAGATCGGCGGCGCCCCTGAAGCGGCGAAGATGACCGGCCCGCAGGTGCTCGCCAAGGCGCACGAGGAGCTGCAAAAGGCGTTCGGCGTGGCCGCGCCGGCGAAGAAGGACGAGGGCAACGGCAAGGGCGAGAAGAAGCCGCCCACGAAGGTCGACGTTCCGCCGTCGCTCGGCAAGCTGCCGGCCGCCGAGAGCAACGACACCAACGGCGGCAAGTACGCCGCGCTTGACCGACTGCTGGAAACCGATCCGCTCGCTCACGAGGACGCGCTGATGAAGCTCTCCGCGTCCGAGCGCGAGTCGTATCTGGCATCCCGATAAGGAGAGGTGATGCAAACCGCATACATCGCAAACCCGGTGCGCGTCATGGCGGCGCGCATCGTCGAGGTCGACGGCGCGCTCTTGACCATGGAGGGCGGCGGCATGTTCCGCGCGGACGCGGGCATGACCGCGCGCTACACGCCGGTGCCGGGCGACTACCTCGTGACGCAGGAGGACGGCTACGTCTACGTCAACCCGAAGGACGTGTTCGAGCGCAAGTATCGGCCGGACACTGGCGAAGACGCGGCCCCGGCGAAGCAGGAGAGCGAGCCGAGGATCGCCGAGGTGCTGGGCGTAGGCTATGCGCTGGCGACTGACGGCCGGCTGTACCGACTGAACGGCGGCACCATGTCGCTGGTGCGCGTCACCAACGAAGCCGCCTGACGGGGGAATATGGGCACTCTACGCATCGACCTGAAGCCAGGGGAGAGCATCGCCATCGGCGACTACGCCGTGGTGACGCTTGAGGAAAAGAGCGGGAAACTGGCTCGGCTGGCAATCCAGGCCGATCGTAAAGTGCCGATCCGCCGGACAGGCCAACATAGCGCGGCGCAGATTGCCGCGCAGGTTGGAATCACAGGAAAATCCTAAGCAACCCTTGCAAAGTCGCCGTGAAGTCTCTCGGCGGCTTTCTTGTATGCTTCATGCGCATCCTTTGGGTCGCTGAAGTATCCGAGGAACATCAGTTTGCCATTGCTGCGGATGCTGGCCTCCCACTTTCCGCGCCGCTTGCTCCAATGCACGCCTTTGTAGCCGGACCTGTTGCTGTCGAATATCCCGCGATTCGCCATGTTCTGCCCATGGCTTGCATCTCTCAGGTTATCGATTCTGTTGTTTAACTTGTCCAAATCCCTGTGGTCGATTTCTTCAGGGAGGTAGCCGTGATGCAACAAGAAAATCACCCGGTGAACTAGGTGCGACTTGCCGTCAAACCACACGCAAAGATAGCCCTTGCTGTTTATCGTACCCGTGATCTCAGTTCCGGCTTTTAGAGTGTGGCGATCGACTTTGCTTACTAGCTTCCCGTCGCAATAGCCAAATAGCTCGCGGATGCGAGCCTGGGTAAGTTCCACAATGACTCCTTTGTGGGGCGACCTTGTAGGAGTGGCAAGCGGATGGTCCGTCCGCTGTTCGCTCCGTCGAGCTAGCCACGAAACAAGTATATCAGTCGTTGTTGCAAATCAGAACGACCGGTAATAAAATCGGACCAGTCGACCAACGCAGGAGTGTGGGTTGATCCCTATCAACCATTAGGAGCACACTCCCATGTCCAGCACCGTTATCGCGTTCGGCGATCCCAAAGCTCAGAAAAAATGGAGTAGCGAACTCGCCGTCGACATTCGGAAAAAGAGCTACTTCGAGTCGCGATTCATCGGCACCAGCGAAAACGCCGTCATCCAGCGCAAGACCGAAGTCGAGAGCGACGCCGGCGACCGCGTGTCGTTTGACCTGTCCGTCCGCCTGCGCGGCCAGCCGACGTTCGGCGACGATCGCGTCGAGGGCAAGGAAGAAAACCTTCGCTTCTTCACCGACGAAGTGATCATCGATCAGGTGCGTCACTCGGTGTCCGCCGGTGGCCGCATGTCGCGCAAGCGCACCGCGCACGACCTGCGCAAGACCGGCCGCGACCGCCTGGGCGACTACTTCTACCAGCTCACCGACGAACTGTTCTTCATGTACCTGTCGGGCGCGCGCGGCATCAACAAGGACTTCATCCTGCCGACGACGTTCACGGGCTACGCGAAGAACCCGTTCAACACCCCGGACGCAGCTCACCTGCTGTACGGCGGCGTGGCGACCAGCAAGGCCAGCCTCGCCAACACCGACACCATGTCGCGCGTGGTGATCGAGCGCGCCAACGTGCAGGCCACAATGATGCAGGCCCAAGACCCGGAAACGGCGAACATGGTGCCGGTCAGCGTGGAAGGCGAAGACCGCTACGTGTGTGTGATGTCTCCGTTCCAGGAGCACAGCCTGCGCACGTCGGACGCCGCCGGCTGGCTGGAAATCCAGAAGGCCGCCGCCGCCGCTGAAGGCCGCAACAACCCGATCTTCAAGGGCGGCCTGGGCATGATCGGCAACACGGTGCTGCACTCGCACCGCAACGTGGTCCGCTTCAGCGACTACGGCGCGGGCGCTGACCAGCCGGCCGCGCGTGCGCTGTACATGGGTCGTCAGGCTGCCGTCGTGGCCTACGGCACCAAGGGCGGCCTGCGCTACGACTGGCAGGAAGAGACGAAGGACTATGGCAACGAGCCGACCGTCGCCTCGGGCTTCATCGCTGGCATCAAGAAGACGCGATTCAACGATCGCGACTTCGGTGTGATCTCGATCGACACCTACGCCAAGGACCCGAACCCGAACAACCCGGCCTAACCGGATCGGACGCAAAGGCTGGCGGCCTCGGCCGCTGGCCGTAGCACCGCGCAACAAACCTCTCAGGAGCAACACCATGGCTTTGATCCAATCCGACTTCGCGCAGGGCATTCGCATGACGCCCGTGCCCGACTGCGCTGGCGACGTCACCGCCTGCCGCTTCGACATCACGCTGAAGAACGCGCCGGCCGCTGGCGACATCATCGAGCTGGGCGTGCTGCCGGGCAACGCTGTCCCGGTGGAAGCGATCCTGGACGTCGATGATCTCGACACCGGCGGCGCGCCGACGATCACGCTCGACGTCGGCATCATGTCCGGCCCGGTCGGCAAGAACGACCCGGCGCGCACCTGCGGCAACGAGCTGTTCGCCGCGTCGACTGTCGGCCAAGCCGGCGGTGTCGTGCGCGCAACGGCATCGAGCGCCTTCCGCATCCAGAAGTCGGAAGACCACCGCTCGGTGGGCGTGAAGGTCGCAGCCGGCCCGCAGGTTGGCGCTGCGGGCAAAACGCTCGCGCTGATCCTGTTCTACGTGCAGGGCGTCAGCCAGTAAGCGACAGAGCGCAACGGCGGGGGCTTCGGCCCCTGCCTTTTCAGGATGGACACATGCAGATCGAATGCATTCTGAAGCGCCAAGGCGGCACGAAAGTGACGCTCGAAGGCGTCGAATACCACTTCGCGCCGCTGGAAGATGGCGCGCACGTCTCCAAGGTCGAGAGCGAGCCGCACGTCAAGCGCTTTCTGTCGATCGGTGAAGCGTACCGGCCGTATCGCCCTGCCTCGGCGGCTGGCGCGCCGCAGACGCTCGTGCCGGCCAACAAGCTGACCAACGCCGAGACGCTGCTGGGCAGCGACGTGCACCCGGCGGTGATCGACCTGGGTGACAGCCGCACCGTGCAGCTCGGAGAAGTCGTTGCCCGCGCGCATGCCGCGTCCGGCCTGACCGTCGAGCAGTGGAACGCGCTCGACGCGGATGCCCGCCACGCGCAGATCGACGCCATGCTCGACACTATGGCCGACGAGATGCCGCAGGCGCCGGACCGCGCCGCGCTGGCCGAGCAGTACAAGGCCAAGTTCGGCAAGGCGCCGCATGGCAAGTGGACCGTCGAAACCATCCAACAGAAGCTCGCTTCGGGCGAGGCGTAAGCCATGGCATTCCCCGCCAGCGTCGTGCTCTCCCGCGCCGCGACCTTGTTGCAAGACGAGGATCACGAGCGCTGGACGGTGGATGAGCTGCTTAAGTGGCTCACGGATGGCACGCGCGAGATCGTCGTGCGCAAGCCGTCCGCCTACATGAAGACGACGGCCGCTGCGCTGGTGGCCGGCTCGAAGCAGACGTTGCCGGCTGATGCCGTCCAGCTGATGGACATCCCGCGCAATCTGAAGGCGGACGGATCGCCGGGCCGCGCTGTCACGGCCACCGATCGCCGCCTGCTGGATACCGAGAACCCGGACTGGCACAGCATGAAGCCAGCCGGGCAAATCCGGCACTACACCTACGACAGCAATGTGCCGACCGTCTTCTACACCTATCCGCCGGCGGCTGCTGGCGTGCAGGTGGAGCTTGTCTGCGCGTGGCGCCATTCCGACCTGACGACCCCGGATGACGTGGTGCAGATGGGCGTCGAGTTCATCGGCGCGCTGGTGAGCTGGTGCCTGTACCGGGCATCGAGCAAGGACAGCGAGTTCGCCAACGGCGCCGTGGCCGCCGCGCACTACAGCGCGTTCGCTGACGCGCTCGGCGTGCAGGCCACTGGAACGCCCACAACCCAGGCCGCCGCCGCTGCTGCCGCTGCTGGAGCCGCGCAATGAAGACGCTCGACGTGTTCATGCCGATCATCCACCGGTTTGCGCCCGGCTGTCCGGAGCCTACCGCGTTCGCCGCGATCCGCGAGGCGGCCATCAAGTTCTGCGAGCGCACGCGCCTGTGGCGCTGCGACGATGAATTCGACGTGACCGCCAACGAGTGCGCGGATGTCGCCGTGCCCTATGGCGCTGCGCTCTACGAGATGGAGCTGGTGCAGTTCAACGGCCGAGACCTTCGCCCGGTGTCGACGCAATGGCTCGACGAGCAGGCGCCGGAGTGGCGGACGAACACGCAGGCCAGTCAGGCGCAGTACGTCACGCAATACAGCGAGGACACGCTGACGTTCTACCCGCCAGACAACGGGCGCGTGAAGGTCTACGGCCTGCTGAAGCCGACGTTGGATGCCGACAGTCTGCCGGATTTCATCGCCGACAAGTACCGCAAGACGATCGCGGACGGCGCGCTCTCCGAGCTGCTGATCATCCCCGGCAAGACCTGGATGAGCGCGGACCTTGCTGTGTTCTTCGGCAGCCGGTTCGACCGCGAGCTGGACCGCCTTTCCACCAAGACCATCAAGGGCCAACAGCGCGCACCTGTGCGCACGAAGGCACAATTTTTCTAAGGAGCTGTCATGGCCGCCGCATCCACCTACACCGAGAACAACATCCTCAACGCGCTGCTGCGTGGCGTGGCGTTCCCGCTGCCCGCCAAGACCTACGTGTCGCTGCACACCGGCGATCCGGGTGTCGGGGCCGGCGCCAACGAGGTCAGTCTGAGCAACTGGCCGGCCTACGTGCGCCGCGAAGCCGAGCAGGGCGGGGCGATCGGCTCGGGCTGGACGCCGGCGGCCGGCGGCCAGACGAGCAACGTCAACCAGCTCACGTATCCCGCCAACAATGGCGTGGCCGCTGTGACCGTGACGCACTACGCTGTGTTCGACGCGTCCACCGGCGGCAACCTGCTGTTCAAGGCGCCGCTGACCGTCGCGCGCACGCTCCAGGTCGGCGACGTGTTCGTGTTCGACGCTGGCAGCCTGATGGCCCAGGCGTCGTAACGAACGATGCGCTACGCGCTCAACACTGTCCCGATCAATGGCTGGGAGACGCATCTCGGCCAGGGGACGGCTGCGCTCGCGGTCGACGCCACTGGCGTCACGACACAGGTAGCGCAGGGGGCTGGCGCAGCGCCTATCACGCTCGACGGCACCGCGCGCGGTAACGTGCGGCAGGTTCTCTTTGGCGCGGCGCAGCTCGGCTTTGATGCGTCCGGCTTCGGTCGCATCGCCGGCACCGGCGGCCTTGGGCGCGTCAGCCTGGACGCCACCGGCACGGCCAAGCTGATTGCCAAGCCGATCGCCTTGGCTCGAATTGATGTCGGCGCGAGTGCTGATGGCAAGATCGCCTTTCTGTTGAGCGGCGCCGGCAGCATCGACCTGATCGGCTCCGGCTCCCAGAAGATTCCGGTGCTCGGCGCGGGCGTGGCGGGCATTGAGCTGCACTCATTCGGCGATGTGCGCCCGCATCACCCGGTCTACGGCGGCGGCCGTGTCGACATTCTGAGCAAGGCGACAGGCTGGGCCAAGACAATCGGCAAGAACGCCGGAAGCGGGGCCATTATGCTGGATGGGTCGGGGTCAGGAAGTCTGGGCGCGCAGGTCTATGGCGCAGGCAGTGCGCAGATCATCATGGATGGCCGCGCCGTGCCGCGCAGCTACCGCGTCATCTACGCCGGCGGCAGCGCCGTCATGTCGTTTTCTGCCGCGCACCGGATCGCTGCGACCATCTCCGGCCCGTTCGAGCCTGCGCCGATCGAGCGGCAGCTCTTCGTGCAGGATGATGGCCGGACATTCGTGGTGCCGAGCGATGGCGATCGCGTTCCGGGCGGCCAAGTGCTGCCGCGCTACTCGGATGGCACCATCGCGCTCGATCTCATTCTTGACGCTGGCCGGTATGGCGAGGCCAGCACCACCGGCGCGATCGATCGACTGGATCAGATCGTCGGCGCCGACATGCCGAACAATTCCTGGGGGAACCCGTGACCGAATCACTGAACAGCCGCGTCGCCAAGTTCGACGAGATCGTCACCAACGTTGACACGTGGGTGAAGGGCGGGAGCGCCGACACCGTTGATTTCGGTGGCGGCCCGGTCGATTCGCCCGCAAAGCTCATCGAGGGCCAGCGAACAGACATCGCTGCTGCTGCTGCGGCGCTGATCTCGCAGAAGGACGAGCAGATCAACCAGCAGGCGAACGGCGTGCTGGCGCAGGCGAACGCGGCGGCCAGTAATGCCAACGGCAGTGCGGGCGCGGCGGCGGCGAGTGCGGCGAGTGCGGCGGCATCTGCCTCCGCCAGCGCCGCCAGCGCAGCAGATGCCGCAGCATCGTCGGCCCAGAAGTTCGTGACGTCGGCCGGTGCGGCGAACCAGAAGCCGAACACGTCCTACACCTACATCAACCCGCTGTCGCGCGTGTGCACCATAACCGGCGGCGGCGATGGGTCGAACTTCCAGATGATCGGGTACGGCCACAACCGCCAGAAGTTTCTGGGCGCGGCCACTACTGGCGTCTGGAACTACCTGCCTGCCAATGGCATTGCCAACCTGTCTTTCTACAAGAAAGCGGGAGATGGCACCCGCACAAAGCTGACGTACACGTCCGGCGCTCCGACCGGAAACCAGTGGACAGGCGTTGTTGGTGCAAGCAGCGTCTCCTGGACGCTCGGCACAGCCCTTGGCGTGTTGGAGCAGCTGTACATCGAAGACCCGTACGCGGTGATCGCGACGACAGGCACGCAGCCGGACTACTCCTGGATCGGTGGCGGCTACGACAACGTGGTCGATCGCGGCGTGATGCAGCACGTCACGGGCGCGCACAATCGCGTGCTCGACGGCGACCACACCACGATGCTGGGTGGCAGCTACCACACCAATGACGGGGGCAGCTACAACGCATTCTGCGGTGGCACCGACAACTGGAATGGATCGGGCGCTACGCTGGGCAGCGGGCACTTCGGCGGGCTGCGCAACTATTGCAACGGCGCCACCTCTGGCACGACGTTCGCGCAGTCCTGTAAGGTGAACTCGGCGTACAGCTGGACGCACGGTTACCTGAACACCATCAACGGCACGGCATGCTCGGTCGGCGGGCGCAACAACACCGCGTCCGGCTCGGACTCGGCCGTCTTCGGCAACGGCAACACCAGCACCGCGAACTACTCGTTCGCCATCGGCAACGGCAACACGGTCGGCCATCACTACGCCCGCAGTCTGGGCGGGTACAAGGGCAGCACGCTGTATCAGGGTGAGCTGCTGGTCTGGGCGTACCGCGACACGTCGGTCGGCACGAACCCGTTCGTGAGCCGCCGGCAGGTCCCGCTGTCCGCAGTGACCTCTACTGTCAGCTCGTCCTACCTCGCCACGCTCGACAACATTACTGGCATCAGTCTTCCAGCCAGCACGGCATGGAAATGCACCCTGGAGGTATGGGCGCGCAGCGCGGCGCTGAGGTCAGCGGCCTGGGAGCTGAAATTCCGAGCGCACACAGATGCCTCCGGCAACTTGACGATCGGCACTGTGACCACGGTGTGGTCCGACGTTGATGCGAACTTCGGCACGGGCGCCAACGTAGCGACGGTTTCTGTAGCGGTATCGAGCAATCAGCTCAATTTCGTGATCCAGCCACGGATCGATTCTCCTGTCGGCGCAAAGTGGGGTGCCGTGTTGCACATCAACGAGGTGAACTGATGCTAGGTATCGTTCAGAAAACAGCCACCGAACAGCTCGACTACGACATCGATTTCGCACGCTGGATGCCTGATGGCGACGTGCTCCAGGGCGCCGGCGTCGCTATCACGCCGGACGACGGCACGCTTACCTCGCCGGCCTACGAGATCGACGGGACTGTCGTGAAGGTATGGCTCGCCGGCGGCACGGCTGGAGCCAGCTACAATGTCGACGTGACAGTCGCAACGGCCGCCGGCCGCATCAAGGAAACCTGTTTCAAGATTCGTGTGAGGAGCTGCTGATGGCTGCCGTTCAATTCGCAAACAACGCTGTCAGCCGTCTTGTCGGCCCGCTGACGCCTTCCGGCACGTCATTGACGGTCACGCCGGGGGATGGTGCGCTTTTCCCGACGCTCGGCGCTGGCGACTGGTTCATGGCGACGCTGATCCGGGCGGACGGCGCGCGCGAGATCGTCAAGGTGACGTCGCGCACGGTCGACGCCATGTCCATCACGCGCGCGCAGGAAAGCACGTCTGCGCTCTCGTTCAGCCCGAACGATCGCATCGAGGCACGCCTGACTAAGAGCGTGCTGGATGCCTTCCGCGATGGCATCTCCTCCGCGCAAGCTGCGGCCAGCGCCGCGCAGAGCGCCGCCGATGGGAAGGTCTCCAAGGCGGGGGACACCATGTCCGGCAACCTCACCTTGCCGGGCATCGCAGTGGAGAATTCTGCGCCGATTGTCACGTTCCGCGAGACTGATCAGGGCGCGCCTGCCGGCCGCTGGCGTCTCGTTTCGGATGGCGGAAACTGGTTCTTGCGACGGAGCACGGCGGGCGAGTTCAGCTCCGAGAACAACACCATGTGGTTTGGTGCGGATGACAACGCGAACTTCCAGAACGACATCCTGATCGGCCGTGGTGGCCTGGGCTCGGTGTATGACGCCTTGGCGAGCAAGGCGACCACGGTGGCCCTGAACAACGGGCTGGCCGGAAAACTTGCCGGGGATGGCTCCTCGGTGGTCGGATTCGTCAACGGCGACTACTTCGCCCCGTATATCCGGAAAACGTCGGACAACACCGTGCGCCGGCTGGTGGCGAACACGGGTGGCAATGCAATCGCCCTGTCGTGGTCTGGCACGTTCCTGAGCCGCACGATCGACAACAGCAACACGGCCACCATGTGGGATACCGCCAACGCGCCCAACATCGACAAGTCTTTCTACTCTGGGGACGGCACGCGTATCGGGCGGAGCTGGGGTGTCGGTAGCGGCTTCATTACTCTTACGGTGGACGGCGGCAGCTACGGCATCACGATCAATCCGTCCGACGAGCGGCTGAAGCGCGAGATCGCGCCCAGCGCCACGGACGCCCTGGACAAGCTTGGCAAGATCGAGCTGTTCAGCTTCCGCTACCGCGAGGGCAACCCCTTCCTGAACGCCGAGCAGCAGCACGAGATCGGATTCATCGCCCAGCAGCTGGAGCGCATCGACCCGACGTTCGCGGCCGGCGGCGGCGAAACGATGCTGTCCCCGAACCTGCTGCCCATCGTGGCGACGCTGGTGAAGGCGGTGCAGGAGCTGCGCGCGCAGGTGGACGCCCTCAAGGCCCAGGTGGTCGCATGATGATCATCCCCTCGCACTTCCAGGTGCGCCGGTGATTGGCGGCACATACACGCTCGTGCTTGGCCCCGGCGGCGCTGGGGGTTATGCCACTTGGGCATCCGGAAACCCCGGCGCCGGCGCTACTGCGCGCTTGAGCTGGACGTAGGTGCCGCACTGTACAATGCGGGTTGATGTGATAGGGCGATGACGACATGACGACGCTGAAGCTGACTGCCTACTCTGGCGAGGTGCCGCGAACGCTGCCCAGGTTGCTGGCAGACACGGCCGCGCAGCGGGCGATGAACGTGCGCCTTGACAATGGTGGCCTGACGCCGACGCGGCAGCCGCGTTTCATCACGACCATTGGCATCGACAACGCCAAGACCATCTACAAGCACAACGGCACGTGGATGGCGTGGCCGAGCGTGGTGCACGCCGCGCCCGGCCCGGTGGCCCAGGACCGCCTCTACTACATGGGCGACGGCAAGCCGAAGATGATCGTCGACGGCACCACCTATGACTTGGCCGTGCCGATGCCGACCGCCGCGCCCGCGCTCACTGTGACTGGCGCGGGCACCGGCAATGTCACCAGCATCGCCTACGTCTACACCTTCGTCACCGCGTTCGGCGAGGAATCTGAGCCGTCCGCGCTCTCCAACGTCGCGGGCTGGCAGAGCGGGCAGACGCGCACGCTGACGGGCATCCAGGCGCCGCCAGCCGGCCGCAACATCACCAAGCAGCGTTTCTACCGGTCGCAGACCGGCAGCGGCGGCACCGACCTGTTTTTCATCGAGGAGCGCGCCGCGTCGGCTGCCAATTTCGTCGACACGCACGTGGCCAACGACTTCGGCGAGATGCTGCCGTCGCTGGAATACAACGCGCCGCCGGACGGCCTGCAAGGGCTGATCTCGCTGCCCAACGGCATGATGGCCGCGTTCATGGGCAAAGACCTGTATTTCTGCGAGCCGTTCATCCCGCACGCGTGGCCCGAGAAGTACATCCTGACGATGGACTACGCCATCGTGGCGCTCGGCGCCTACGGCACCACTATCGTCGTCATGACCGAGGGGCTGCCGTACATCGTGTCGGGCACTGCGCCGGAAAACATGCAGCAGCAGCGCGTCGAGCTGAACCTGCCGTGCATCAACGCGCGCGGCGTGATCGACCTGGGCTACTCGGTGGCATATCCGTCGCATGACGGGCTGGTGATGGCCGGTTCCAATGGCATGCAGGTTATCACCGAGCAGCTGATGACGCGCAACGACTGGATGAAGACCGGGCCGGGCAACATCGTCGGCGGCCAGTTTAATGGCCGGTATTTCGCCAGCTACGAGTACATCGAGCCGAGCGGCGCAGCCTTCAGCGGCACGCTGATCTTCGACACGACTGGCGCGACGCCCTTCATCATCCGCTCGAACCATAAGGCGGACGCCTTCTTTCACGAGTTGCAGACCGGAGCGCTCTACTTCCTGGTAGGCAAGGAGATTTTCGAGTGGGATGCGCTAGGTCAGCTCAACGAAACGCTGAGCTGGCGGTCCAAGCAATTCGTGCTCCCGACGCCCACCAACTTCGGCGTCATCCTGATCGAGGGCAGCACTGCCGCCAGCGAAGAGGAGCAGGCTGCATACGATGCTGAGCGCGAGCGCATCGAGGCGGAGAACGCGACGAACTTCGCGCTGCCGTCCATCAGCGGCGAGCTGAATGGCGCTGAGGTCAATCTGTTCGCGGTCAATGGCGACATGATGCAGCGGCTGCCGGATGAGGGGTTCGTGAGCGTGTCGATCTATGCTGACGGCAAGCTGGTCAAGACCGTGAGCAAGATGAACAGGATGGCGCGGCTGCCGTCAGGCTTCCTTGCGCGCATCTGGGAAATCGAGGTCAACAGCAACATCAACATCTCCGACATCGTGCTGGCGACCACCGGCCAAGAACTGAGGAGCGTGTGATGGGGCGCGGAACGGACAACATGATCGCGCGCAACGCGTCCATGCGCTCGGGCCTCGACCCGGCGCAGGCCATGCGCAAGTACGACCGCGCCGTCGAGCAGGTGCAGATTCTCGTCGGCGAGCGCGGCCCGAGCGACGGATCGCAGATGGCCGTGCTGCGTGGCGACGTGATGGGTGGCGGCCAGCCTGCCGATCTCCAGTCGACGCAGATCACGGCCGCGCCGACCACCGCCGACTACAACAAATTGCAGGCGGATATCGCAGCGATCCATTCGCTTCTGTCTGCGATTTACAACACCGTTTCTGCGAAGAAACGTTGACAGCGCCGCAAATCCGCGATTGGCGGAGCGGTACGAAAACCATACAATGGTCGGGTAATTCGACCGTTGCGAGCTATGACCACAAACATCGTTTTCGACGAGGACTATCGGCTGATCGGGTGGGCGGCCGAGCGCATCGGCGTGGAATGCTTCTCGCACGATGCGCATGCCATCGGCCTGGAGCGCGATGGCGAGCTGGTCGCGGTCGTCGTCTATGACCGGTTCTCCCCGCACGACTGCCACATGCACGTGGCGAGCGACGGATCGAAGCGGTGGCTCGTGCGCGAGTTCCTCGTCGCGTGCTTCGCCTATCCGTTCATCCAGCTCGGTTTGCGCCGCGTCACCGGTCTCGTGCCGGCGAGTAACGCAGCCGCGCTGAAGTTCGACAAGAACCTCGGCTTCCTGGTCGAGGGCTATCACCATCAGGCGCTCGGCGACGACGACCTGATCACACTGGGCATGCTCAGGGAAAACTGTCGCTGGATTCCTAGCGAACATCGGGAGAATACGCATGGGCGGTAAAGGCGGCGGCGACGCACCGGCACCCGATCCGAATGTTGGCGTAGCGGCGTTGAAGAACGCGGAGCTGGGCCAGAACTGGCTCGACTTCGCCAAGCAGCAGTTCGACGTCGGCAACGTCCGCCAAGCGGACATGGATGCGCTTACGAAGCGCGTCACTGAGCAGCAGCTGGCAACGCAGGATCAGACGAACCAGTGGGCGCAGGAGGACCGCGCCCGCTACAAGGGCACGTTCCAGCCGCTCCAGGACGAGTTCATCAAGACGGCGAACGAATACGACACGCCGGAGAAGGAGGCCCAGGCGGCGGCCGAGGCCAAGAGCGACGTCCAGCGCAACGCCACGCAGCAGCAGGGCGCTGAACAGCGCAGCATGGCTGCGATGGGCATCAACCCTCTGTCCGGCCGCTTCCAGGGGCAGAGCCGCGCCACGTCGACGCTGACCGCGCTGGCCGGCGCCGGCGCGGAGAACGCCGCGCGCGAGAACGTGCGCAACAAGGCGCTGGCGCTGAAGTCCGACGCCATCAACATGGGCAATGGCCTGCCTGCTTCCGCCGCAAGCGCATACGGCCTGGGCCTGAACGCCGGTAACTCGGCCGTCGGCAACACGAGCGCTGCCAACTCCAATTTCTATCAGAATAATGGGGTCATGAGCCAGGGCTATGGCGGTGCCATGCAGGGCTACAACAACATGGGCAGCCTGCTGAACTCGCAGTACAACGGGCAGGTCAATGCTTGGTCCGCGCAACAGCAAGCGGGCGCGGCAAGCGGTGCTGGCCTCGGTTCGATGGTCGGCACGATTGGCGGCGCTGCGCTCATGGCGTTCTAACGGGGAAAACATGCAGAAGATCATCAGCAATCACAAGAAAATCGCGCTCCAGCTCTCCGGCGGCAAGGATTCGCTCGCGTGCCTGTACATAATGCGCCCGTATTGGGATCGCCTGACGGTGTACTGGCTCAACACCGGCGCGGCCTTCCCGGAGACGGTCGAGCAGATGAAGGCGATCCGCGAGATGGTGCCGCACTTCGTGGAGATCGGCGGTCGCCAACCGGAGGTGATCGAGGAATTCGGCCTGCCGTCCGACATCGTGCCGGTCAACAGCACGCCGGTCGGCGTGACGGCGGCGGGCGATGGCCGGGCGCTGATCCAGGATCGCTACTCCTGCTGCCTGCGCTCGCTGATGATCCCGATGCACGAGCGCATGATGCAGGATGGTGTCACGCTGATCATTCGCGGCCAGAAGGACAGCGACCGCCTGAAGGCGCCGATCAAGTCGGGCGATGTGGTCGATGGCATCCAATACCTGCTGCCTATCGAGACTTGGGATGACGATGATGTGCTGTCGTACCTGAAGGGGCAGGGCGCGACGCTGCCGCGCTTCTATGAGACGCTGCGCGCTTCGCCCGACTGCATCTCGTGCTCGGCGTATTGGGAGGAGGGGCGCGCGGCCTACCTGAAGCAACACCACCCGCGCGAGCACGTCATCTATCTGGCGCGGCTCGACGCCATCAACGTGGCGGTCAATGAGCACATCGCGGCATTCAATCACGAGGTGAACGCATGAGCTTTTGGGGCGGATTCGCCGGCGGCATGTCCCAGGGCCTCCGGCAAGGCATGGCGATGGGCAAGGACTTGCGCACGCGCATGAAGGAGGACGAGCTGGAGCAGGTGCGCCAGCAGGGCCTCAAAGAGGCGCAGGAGGCACGCAACGCGGCCATCTCCGACATCGTGAAGCAGAACGGCATCAGCGGCACCACGCAGGCGGCGCCAGCCGGGCCGTCGCAGGATGGCGGCAACGCGCCAGCTCCGGCTCCTGCCGCTGCACCTGCGCCCGCGCCGGTCGAGATCACGCCGTCGCCCGCGCCCGCGCCGGCTCCGGCGAGCAGCTCCGCGCCGTCCGCGAACATCGCGCCGGCGTCGCCGTCATCCGCATTTGGCCTGATGGGCACTCCGACTACGGACAGCTCCCATGCACTGCCGTCCTTCAGCGTCGGCGGCAAGACGTTCGCGAACCGCGCAGACGCAGAGGCCGAGGCCGGCAAGCAGGTGCCGAACGTGGCCGACTATTTCATGAAGACGGGCGTGCCGAAGCTGCAAGAGGCGTACATCGCCCAGGGCGATTTCGACAAAGCTGAATCGCTCGGCAAGTGGGTGGAGTCGCGGCGCGGGCAGGATGCCGTGAAGACGTTCGGCAAGGCCATGACCAAGCTGATGTTCACGAACGACGTGGACGGCGGCGTGAAGGCGCTGGGCGACTACTACAACAAGTTCATCGACGATGGCGTCGACTTCGTGTCGCACGGCGTCGGCGAGGACGGCAAGATCAACGTCACGCTGAAGAACAAGGGCAACGGCACGGAATCGAACATCAGCCTGTCCAAGGGCGACATCCTGCGCATGGGCATGGCCTACGATCCGGCCAAGCTGCACGAAATGGCGCTGTCGCAGGAGGCGCAGAACGTCAAGAACGCGGCCGACATCGCCAAGGAAGACCGCAAGTTCAAGCGCGACGTCTCCATGCAGGTCCTGAAGGGTAACCAGCAAAGCAAGCTGGAAGACCAGAAGTCCGGCAACCGCATCAGCGAGGACACGGCCAAGGCGCAAACCGACGTGTCGACGACCGGCGCCAAGGAGCGGGCCAAGGTCGAGGCGCAGGTTGGCGCAAAGGTCGACGCTCTGCGCGCCGCCGGAGTGTCCGACGACTTCATCAAGGAGGCTCTGCCGGGCATCCTGGGCGCGGGCCAATACAAGCGCGCCACGTCGCCAGAGGAGGCCCGCCGGCTCGCGCACTCTGACCTGATGAAGAACATGCCGGGCTATGCGAACAAGAGCGCCGAGGATCAGCAGAAGATTCTCGACAAGACCATGAACATCATTTCGGCGGGCGGCAAGCCGAGCCAGACGGGCGTGCCAGATGGTGCCGCGCCGGCGAAGGATGCCGCGCCGCCGGCAGCATCGCCGAAGGGCGTCTACGTGCGCGACAAGAAGACGGGCGAGATCAAGCTGATCGACCCGTCGCAGCTCGGCCCAGGCCCAAGCCCGGCGCCGAAGCAATCGGTGTACGCGCTGCCCCCGCGCTACAAGTAAAACAGGCCCGTTCATCGGGTACAATCTCGGAACACCTGGACAGAGATAGAGGCGCTTCGTGGCAGACAATCAACCGTTCTTCGCCCCCTTGTTCGACACCACCGAAGACACGAACGCCTCTCTCTACCAGCTCCCGCCGCTGAATGACGCGGCGAAGCCCGAGCCGGCCGCCGCGCCGGCCGTGAAGTCGCGCGGCATGCCGACCGCCTCCGACGTCTCCCGCCGCGCCGAGGAACTTGGCATCGACCCGAAGTTTGCGCTCTCCATCTTCAAGCAGGAGTCGAGCGGCAACTTCAACGAACGCGACAGCAACAAGGGCGCGATCGGCGGCATGCAGGTCATGCCCGGCACGTACAAGGCCATGATGGGCACCACGGAAGGCATGCGCGATCCGTGGAACAACCTGGAGGCCGGCCTGCGCTACATCGCCTACGGGCAGCGCGCGCTCGGCACGAAAGACCCCGCGCTGCTGGCGGCCGGCTACCACGCTGGCTATGACCGCAAAGACCTGAAGCAGGGCATCATTCCGGACGTGTCGGATGGCGCGAAGCGCACTCGCGACTACGCGCGCGAGGTTGCCGCACGCGCTGGCGGCTCCGCGCCGGCGGGCAAGGTGGCATCTGCCGACAGCGCAGCGCCTGCGACGCCTTCCATCCCGTCGCTGCAATCCGCGCTCGATGCGCAGGAGCCGGGCCGCTACGAGGTGCTGGCCGATCCGGGCGCCGACGTGCTCACGCGTCTCAACACCGGCGACGACAAGGACCGCTACGAGCTGGCATCGCCCGACGAGATCAGCCGCTTCGAGGCCGGCAAGAAGGAGAGCGTCGGCGACGCGGCGAAGTCGTTCCTCGGCAAATCGCTCAAGGCCGGCATGTACGATCTCGCCGGCGCCGGCGCCAAGCTGCTGGATGCCGTCAACCCATGGACGTTGAGCGAGAGCGACGCCGCCACGCTGTTCAAGAGCGATCCGGCGAAGCTAAAGGACTACCAGGACAACAGCGTCGCCATGATCCTGTCGCGCTTCGCGAGGCGCATGTCGCACAACAGCGAAGATGCGATGAAGGAGATTTCGCCCGGCGCCGAGCTGCGCTACGGGCACAAGGAATACGCCACGACCGACCTGGACAAGGCGGCCTATGCCTCGCCGGTCAAGGTGATCGGTGACGTCGTGCGCAACCTGCCGACGCAGGTGGGCCTCGCCATCTCCGCGTACCTCACGCGCGGCGCCGCCGCCCAGGCTGAATCCCAGGCGCTCAAGGCCGGCCTGACGGCCGAGGCCGCGAAGCAGGCCGCTATCCAGGCGGGTGCGAAGACGATGGCGACCATTGGCGCGGTCAGCGAGGGTGCGATCGGCTACGCGCAGCAGGCGAACCAAGCGCGCGAGGATGCCGAGAAGGTCAAGCAAGCCGACCTGGAGAAGTCGCCCGAGTACCAGAAGCTGCTTGCCAACGGCTACACGCCGGAGACGGCTAAGCAGAAGCTGGCCGCAGTCACGGCCGAGCAGGCGGGCGTCGTTGCCGGCGTCGTCGACGCGGCTGTGAACAAGGTGGGCGGCCACTTCCTCGGCAAGATCATGACCGAGGGCGGGAAGTTCGTCCCGCGCGTCATGAAGGGCTTCGTCAATGAGGGCGCCACCGAGGCCATCCAAAGCCCTGGCGAGCAGTATGCGCAGAACTCCGCCGTCAAGCGCAACATCAACCCGAACCAAGACCTGAGCGAGGGGGTGCTGGAGAACGCCGTGCAGGGCCTCGTCGTTGGCGGCGTATCGGGCGGCGGCTTCGCTGGTGCCATGGGGCGCGGCCATAGCAGTGCCGCACCAAACAATGCTGCACCGGCAGTGCCTGCCGCGCCTGCTGCACCCGAGAACCAGGCGCCCGCCGCACCGGCTGCGCCCGTTGCCGCAGCTCCTGCCGCGCCGGTGGCCGAGCCGGCCGCGCCCGCCGGCCCGATCGAGCGCGCTGTCGGCAAGGTCGTGCCCGAGAGCAAGCAAGTCGTGGGCGATGACGGCACCGTCTACAACGTCAAGGTCGGCGACAACGGCGTCGAGGTCGCGCCGATCGAGCCTGTCGCCGAGGCCGCTCCTGCGCTGACCGAGCGCGAGAAGGCGCTGCAAGAGATCGGCGGCAAGGCCGCCAGCGAGAAGCCACCCAAGCCCGAGCCGGCGGCCAAGGTCGAGGAGGCCGCGTCCGCACGCGTTGAGGAGCCGGCCGCGAAGGCGCCCGCCGGCCCGACCGACACCCGCGCGCCGGCCGGAGCCGACCTGTCCGCCATGGACGAGCCGGCGCTGCGCGAGCGCATGAAGTATCTCGCCGGTCAGGCGAAGCGCACGGGCGGCTGGGACAAGATGCTGGTGGCCGAGCGCAAGCGCGTCGAGGCCGAGATCAGCAAGCGCAAGAACGGACAGCCCGCCGCCCAGGTTGAGCAGGCCGCCGAGCCGGCGCCGGAAAAGACCGCCTCCGGCGCGTTCGTCAAGCAGGCCGACGCCAACGACGCCATGCGCACCGCTGCGCGCGAGACCGGCAAGCCGCATCAGGTTGTCGAGCGCGAGGAGGCCGGCCGCGCCGTCTTCGATGTGAAGCCCCTGGAGGAAGCCAATGGAGCAAATGATCGCGGCGCTGAACCTGCTGGAGCGCGTGTCACCGCAGCAGAGCCGGCAAGCGCAGCTCCTGCGGCGCCTGCTGCTGAACGACCGGCGCGTGCCGCGAAGACTGCGCCCACTGCTGGAGAACCTGGAGCTGCTGCTGGAGAGGCCACCGCTGAGCCGGCTGCACTGACAGTCAAGGCGGCCAGCGGGAAGGTCTATCCGACCAAGGGCGAGCGGCTGCCGAAGGCCGGGGTCGTTCCTGCAAACCTCGGCAACGATGGCATCGTGTACGTCGGCCGTCCGAACAGCCTGCATTTCCATGTTGCCGACAGGCACTCCAAGGCGGCCGGCGGATTCTCCGACACAGGATTCGTCACCCCGGATGGGCAGTACCTCAACCGCGAGGAGGCCCTGGCCTGGGTCAACACTCATGAGGCCAAGGTCAAGCCGTCCGAGAACATGGGCGCGAGCCTCGACGCGATCGACTACCGCGAGCAGGTCCCGGAATCGAAGCGCAAGGCTCCGGAGGCGGCGGAAGACACAGCCGCCAAGCCGGCCGCCGCGCCAGCCGAGGCCGTGAAGTGGTTCGGCACGCGCGAGAAGGCCGAGGCCCACATCGCCAAGAAGGGTATCGCCGACACGCACGATGTCGTGCAGGCGCAGAACCGCCGCTTCGAGATTCATCCGAAGGTGGCCGACGGCTTCGAGCGGTTCGCGCCCGAGACCGGCACGCTCGGCATCCCGCGCGCGGAGATGCCGCAGGTGCCGTCGCAATCGCACGGCGCGCTGGTCAACCACCTGAACGCGCAGGGCATCGAGCACGAGACCAAGATGGTGCCGGCGGACGAGCTGAAGCCGACGCAGGCCGAGTTCTCGCCGGAGAAGGTCGAGCAGGCCAAGGAAGCGAATGGCGACCGCGCCGTGATCGTATCCAGCGACGGCCACATCATCGACGGCCACCATCAGGCGCTCGCGGCCAAGGACGAGGGCAAGGACGTCAAGGCGATCGTGCTGGATGCGCCCGTCGATCAGGCTCTGGAAGCCGTGAAGAATTCTCCGAGCGCCCAGTCCGAGCAGCCTGCCGAGGCCGCGCCAGCGCGTCCGAAGCGCCTGCTTGGCGATGCCAAGGTCGGCGACACCTTCACGCCATCGGGCGATATCGGCTATGCCTCGGGCGGCCAGACCTACCGCGTGGAATCCGTCGACCGCAAGGGCGGCATCACCGTGCGCAACGTGGCGACCGGCAGCGGCACGACCATCTCGCGTGCCGAGTTGATGGGCGCTGAGCGCAAGGGCGTGACGGTCGAAAAGCAGCAGGCCGAGGCCGCGCCGGCCGATCAGACCGCCGCCCCCGCCAATGAATCGTTGTTCGCAGGCAACAAGCTCTTCACCGAGGACAAGGTTGAGGCGGCGCGCGCGCGCATGCGCCGCAAGCTGAAGTCGACGGCGTTCACCGGCCTTGACCCCGAGCTGGTGACGGACGGCATGACGATCGCCGGCGCCTACATCGAGGCCGGCGTGCGCGAGTTCGGCGCTTATGCCAAGGCCATGGTCGAGGACTTCGGCGCCGAGGTGAAGCCCTACCTGCTGTCCTTCTACGAGGCGGTGCGGCACTTCCCTGGCCTGGAAACCGAGGGTATGACTGCGCCCCAGGAGGCAGGCCGCCTGCATGCAGAGCTGCTGTCTCAGAACGAAACGGCCCAGGAGGCCCAACATGACACCGAAGCAAATCCGGCACGCCCTGGAGCTGGCGATGAAGGACAAAACGCCGCAGCAGTACGCGGCGATGAAGGCGGACGGGACGCTGGCCGCGTATCTGAACCGGCTGACGGCGGACGTGCAGGCGTCGCAGGACGAAGCGCACAACGCGCTGGCGAACGACCCGCAGTTCCAGAAGATCAGCGACCCGCAAACGCGGACGCAGGAAGCGAACAGTCGGCTGAAGGCAGCCGAGAGCGTGGCGCTACAGCAGGCAGTCGAGGAGATCAGCAGCCTGCAAGCGCCGCAGCAAACCACCGCATCCGCCCCGGCGACCTGAAGCGCGAAGGGTCGTGGAAGGACACGGCCGAGCGCAATGTGCAGATCGTCGAGCTGGTCAAGCAGCTCGAAAAGGGTGGCCGCGTCGCAACGCCCGATGAGCGCGCGTTGCTCGCCCGCTATACGGGCTTGGGTGCGTCCGAGATCGCAAACGGCATCTTCCCGGATCGCAACGGCCGCTACAAGGACGCGTCCTGGCAAGCGCTGGGCGAGCGCCTGAAGGCGGCACTCACGCCGGCGGAATACGCCGACGCGCGCCGCACGATGCAGTACGCCCACTACACCAGCGAGGGCGTGATCCGCGCAATCTACGCGGGCCTGGATCGCCTGGGCTTCAAGGGCGGCGCCATCCTGGAGCCGGGCATGGGCGTCGGCCACTTCAACGGCCTGATGCCGTCGCAGATGGCAGCGCACAGCAGCTACACCGGCATCGAGTTCGACCCGATCACCGGCGCCATCGCGCGCGCGCTGTACCCGCAGAGCAACGTGATCGTCGGCGACTACACCAAGACCGCGCTGCCGAAGGACTTCTTCGACGCTGCGATCGGCAACCCGCCGTTCAGCTCCACCGTCGTCAGCAACGATGCCGAGTACAAGAAGCACGGCTTCATGCTGCATGACTACTTCTTTGCCAAGACGCTCGACCGCGTGAAGCCGGGCGGCGTGGTCGCGTTCGTGACCAGCAAGGGCACGATGGACAAGGCCAGCAGCCGCGCCCGCGAGTTCATGGCCGAGCGCGCCAACCTGATCGGCGCCGTCCGCCTGCCGCAGACCGCGTTCAAGGAGAACGCCGGCACCGAAGTCGTCACCGACGTGCTGTTCCTGCAAAAGCGCGGGCCGGGCATCCCTGACAACGGCGTGCAGTGGCTGGGCACCAAGGAGGTCGACACGCCGCAGGGCAAGACGCCCGTTAACGAGTATTTCGCCGATCACCCCGAGATGGTGCTGGGCGAGCACGCCAAGACCGGCAGCATGTACCGCGCCGACGAGTACACCGTCGTGCCGCGCGCCGGTGAGGACATCGAGCAGGCATTCGCCAAGGCCATCCAGAGCCTGCCGGAGGGCGACTACCGCCCGGCACGCGGCAGCGCGGCCGAGCGCGCTTTCGTGCAGGACCGCGATTTCAACCCGAAGGCCAAGAAGGAGGGCGGCCTGTACGTCGCCGACGACGGCCGCCTGATGCAGGTCGAGGACGGCGCGGGCGCGGACCTGACGCACCGCCTCAACTCCGAGGGCAAGCGGATCGAGCTGAAGCCGAAGGAGCGGGCGTGGTTGCGCGGCTGGGTCAGCCTGCGCGACGCGCTGAAGCAGGCCCAGCTTGACCAGCTCACGGACGGCGATTGGCAGGGCTCGCTCCAGGCGCTCAACGGCGCATACGACGCGTTCGTCAAGGAGCACGGCAACATCCTGGCGTTCTCGACGATCGAGCGCGAGAACCCGGACGGCACCACGAGCGTCACGCGCCGCCTGAAGAACGCGCCGCTGATGACGATCGACGCCGAGGGCGCCCTGGCGCACGCGCTGGAGCGCATCAACGAGGACGGCACGATCAGCAAGGGCGCGGTGCTGCAAGACCGCGTGCTGAAGCGCCCGAACGAGCCGGTCATCAACACCACGCAAGACGCCATGTTCGTGGCGCTCGACCGCCACGGCGCGTTCGACGTGGACACCGTTGCGCGCTTGGCTGGTGTGAGCCGCGAGCAGGCAATCGCTGACCTGGGCACGGCCATCTACGAGGCGCCGGGCGCCAGCTGGCAAATGGCCGACGAGTACCTGTCGGGCAACGTGGTGCGCAAGCTGAAGGAGGCCCAGGCCGCCACCGAGATCGACAAGCGCTATTCGCGCAACGTCGAGGCGCTGCTGGCCGTGCAGCCGCGTCCGCTCGGCCCGCAGGACATCAGCGTCAAGCTGGGCGCCAATTGGGTGAAGCCGGCCGACATTGAGGCGTTCGCGCGCGATGCGCTGGGCGAGCGCATGGACGTCGCCTACCACGAGAAGCTGAACGACTGGACCGTCGCGTCGGTCGAGCGCGCGATCACAGAATGGGGCTTCGAGAAGATGAGCGCGTCGCAGATTCTCGACGCCACGCTCAACAACCGCCAGATCAAGGTCACGTTCCGCGACCAAGACGGCAAAACGCACGTCGACATCGAGGCGACGACCAAGGCAAACGACATCTCGCAGAAGATGAAGGACGCCTTCCGCCGCTGGATTTGGACCGATGCTGAGCGCGCCGACCGCCTGACTCGGTACTACAACGAGAACTTCAACAACATCGCGCCGCGCGCGTTCGACGGCAGCCACCTGACGCTGCCGGGCATGTCGTCGCGCTATGCGCTGTACGATCACCAGAAGCGGGCCGTCTGGCGCCAGATTCAGGCGGGCGACACCTATCTCGCCCACGCGGTGGGCGCCGGCAAGACGATGGAGATGATTGCCGGCGGCATGGAGCAGAAGCGCCTCGGCCTGATCGACAAGCCGGTCTACGCGGTGCCCAACCACATGCTGGCGCAGTTCGCGCGCGAGTTCATGGAGCTGTACCCGGCGGCCAACATCATGGTGGCCGACGAGACGAATTTCCACACGCACAACCGCCGCCGCTTCATCGCCCAGGCCGCGCTCAACAACCCGGACGCGATCGTCATGACGCACTCGTCGTTCGGCCGCGTCGGCATGAGCGAGGAGTTCACGAAGAGCTACATCGAGAAGCAGATCGGCGAGTGGAAGGAAATCCTCGCCGAGACGGACAAGGGCGACCGCCTGACGCGCAAGCAGGTCGAGCGCCGGATCGAGCAGTTGGAGCGCCGCATCGAGGCTAAGCAGGCGACCGAGAAGAAGGACCGCGTGCTCACGTTCGAGGAGCTGGGCGCCGACATGCTGTTCGTTGACGAGCTGCACGAGTTCCGCAAGCTCGACTTCGCCACCAACCAGGGCAACGTCAAGGGCATCGACCCGTCCGGCAGCCAGCGCGCGTTCGACCTGATGATGAAGGTCGAGTACCTGCGCAGCAAGAAGCCGGGTCGGTCGCTGGTCGGCGCATCGGGCACGCCCGTAACCAACACCATGGGCGAGCTGTACACGGCGCAGCGCCTGTTCCAGCCGAAGCAGCTGGAGGAGGATGGCCTGACGTCGTTCGACGCTTGGGCGAGCCAGTACGGCGACATCGTTGCCGGCTTCGAGCAGAACGCCGCCGGCGGTTATGAGGTCGTTGCGCGCTTCGCCAAGTTCCAGAACGTGCCGGAGCTGATGCGCCGCGTCCGCTCCTTCATGGACATCCTGACCAGCAGCAACCTGGGCGAGCTGGTGAAGCGTCCGACCGTCGAGGGCGGGCAGCGCGAGGTACGCATCACGCCCGCGCCGGACGGATATAAGGAGTACCAGCAGGAGCTACAGCAGCGCATCACGGCCATCCGCCAGCGCAAGGGGCCGCCGAAGAAGGGCGAGGACATCATCCTGCGCGTGATCGGCGACGGCCGGTTCTCGGCGATCGACATGCGTTTCGTGGACCCGTCGCGGGCCAACGATCCCGACAGCAAATTGAACCAGATGCTCGACGCGCTGATCGATGACTATCACGCGATGGCCGACAACGAGTATTCCGACACGGCCACCAGCAAGCCCGACCCGATCAAGGGTGCTTCGCACATCATCTTCACGGACATCGGCCTGGGCGAGCAGTCGGCCGCGAGCCGTGGCTTTGACATGCGCCGCTGGATCGAGAAGCGCCTGACGGACGGCGGCGTGCCGGCCGATCACATCGCGTTCATGCGCGACTACAAGCTGCACGCCAAGAAGGAGCGCCTGTTTGCCGACATGCGCGAGGGCAAGAAGCGCATCCTGATCGGCGGCAAGGACATGGAAACCGGCGTCAACGTGCAAAAGCGCTTGGCGACTCTGGATCACCTGGATGCGCCGTGGTTCCCGGCTTCGGTCGAGCAGCGCGAAGGGCGTCCGGTCCGCCAAGGCAACCAGAACAAGCAGGTGCGTCTCCGCGCCTGGGCGACCAAGGGCAGCTACGACAGCACCATGTGGGGCATGAACGCCCGCAAGGCGCGCTTCATCGAGCAGGCCATGAACGGCGACGACACCGTGCGCTCGCTGGAAGACGTGAGCGAGGCGTCGGCGTTCGAGATGGCGGCAGCCCTGGCCTCGGGCGACGAGCGCTACATGAAGCTGGCGGGCCTGAAGCAGGACGTCGACCGCCTGGAGCGCCTGCGTCACGCGCACTTTGGCGATCAGCGCCGCCTCTCGGTCGAGAAGCAATACGCTGTGGATGCCGTCGATCGCAACGAGCGCCGCGTCGCCGATCTGACCGAGGCGATCAAGCAGCGCACGCCGATCCGCGCGGGCGAGTTCCTCGCGCAGGCCGGCAAGGCCGAGTTCGATGCCCGCGAGCAATTCAGCGCAGCGCTGTTCGACGAGTTCAAGGCGCTGACAGGCAAGGAGTTCAACGGCGAGCAGGTCATCGGCCGCATCGGCGGCTTCCCGATCACGTTCTACGGCCTGAAGGGCCAAGGCTCGGATGCCTACGTGGCGGGCGTGCACGTCGGCATCCCTGGCGATCCCGACCCGATCATCACGTATCCGATCCGTGGTGAGTTCGCCATCAACGGCATCGCCGCGCGTGCCGCCAATCAGGTCAACAGCCTGGATCGGATGGTCGTCGAGGCGAAGGATCGGATCGAGCAGAGCCAGCGCAAGATCGAGCAGATCGAGAGCCGTTTGGGTACACCGTTTCCGGAGGAGGGCGAGCTGCTGGAGAAGGTTGTCGCGCTCAACCAGCTTGAGAATGAGCTGACGGCGGAGAAGGCGGCCGAGGGCGGCGAGCAGGTGAGCGCCGACGCGGCGGCGGCCACGGTCGAGACGGAAGGAGGCGAGGATGGCCCTCGCTACAGCGTAGCGCCCAGCATCGACCCGGAGAAGATGGTGCAGGTCGCCAATGCCGATACCTTCGACGTCGCTCCGGAATCGCTCTACGAGACGGCGAACGAATGGTTCAAGAAGAACCTGCAAGGCACGTCCGTGCGCAACGGTGCGCTGGGTGGTGACATCGATTTCTCGCGCGCCGGCCGCTCCAAGATGCTGTCGATTGGCCGCCGCAACCCGCTGCGCATGGCCGTTGTGCGCGCGCTGTCGGACATCGCGCAGAACGCTGTGCCGGTGGAGTTCAACACCGACCGCAAGGGCCGCGAGAACGTGGAGGGCTACACCACGGCCATCGCTCCCGTCGAGATAGACGGCAAGACCTATGCTGTGCTGCTGAAGACCCGCCGCGTCTCCAACGAGGGCGGCCGGAACGTGTTCTACACGGTCGAGGGGTTCGATCTAAAAGAGCCGGGCGACGGCGGGTTTGGACCGCTAACGAAAAATCCGGGGCGCCATTCTACCGTCGCTCTCCAGAATTCGGGTTCTGCCGGGCGCGCGTTCGAGCCGGATTCGCGCACAGCCCCGTCCTCTGGTGAAGTGAAACTAGGCGACCTTATCGCGTCGGTCAACGATGCAAACCGCGCTTTCTCGGTCTCCGGGTCGCCTGCGGAGGCGGGCGCGAAGCCCGCAGCCGGTAGTGTAGTGCCGCGCAGCAACAATGCAAACGGCATAAATGTAACGGAATTGTCCATGACGTTGCGCAAAAGCAACGTCGGAGACCTGATCGGCCGTCTGCTGGACCGTGGTCGCGTGGTGCTTCACGATGACGCAGGCAGCCTGCCGGGCAAGAACGCCCCGCGCGGCGTGCAGGCGTCGACCATGCCTGACGGCACCATCCACATGGTAGGCGCCAACCTGAGCACTCGGAGCGCCGTGCCCGTGCTGCTGCACGAGATGTTCCATAGCGGCGTCAAGCCGCTGGTGGGAGAGGCCGCATGGGGCAAGCTGATGACGCGCCTGGATGGGCTGCTTCGCCAGTCGGAGCGCTCGACGGGCCGCGCACGCGAGTTCTACGACGCGGCGTTCCGGCGCATGCGCGCAGCTGCGCACGCCGGCGACGCGCGCGTGATGAACGCCGAGGAGTTCGGCGCCTACGCGATCGAGGAATACGCCAGCGCGCCGGCCGCCATCCGCGCCTGGGTCGACGACGTGATGGGCGCGATCAAGGCATGGATGCTGCGTCGCTTCGGCACGCAGCTCGGCGCCGTCACGCCGGCCCAGCTCCGCGCCCTGGCCGTGGCCGCGCTGCGCAGCGAGCCGCGCGCCGGTGGCGACGCGCCGCGCAACTCGGTGAAGGCGCCGATGAATCCGGCCGAGGCTGGCCTGACACCGCCGGCGCCCACGCGCTTCGATCGCTTCCAGGCGGCGGTGCAGGACAACATGAACCGCGTGAAGCAGGTGCAGGAGCGCATCAAGAAGCTGACCGGCCTGAAGGAGCTTGGCTTTTCCGACTACTACCGCGCCGAGGCCAATAGGCCCGGCCGCGTGGCCGCGCGCCTGGAGGATGCGCAAAAGCACCTGACCGGCCCGCTGATGGAGCGCCTTGCCAAATCCGGCCACACGCAAGCGCAGTTGGAGGAGCTGCTGCACGCGCAGCACGCCGAGGAGCGCAACGAGAAGATCGCCGAGATCAACAAGGACATGCCGGACGGTGGCTCGGGCATGATGACGGCCGAAGCCAACGCGATCCTGGAGAAGTACAAGGGCGCGACCGAGCTGAAGGCCATCGCGCAGCAGGCCCGCGACATCGCGCGCGCCACGCTCGACCTGAAGCTGGCCTACGGCCTGATCGACCAGACGACGCATGACACGCTGTCGACCGGCTACGAGAACTACGTGCCGCTGAAGGGCGACGGCGAGTATGGCCCGAAGATCAAGCGCGCCATGGGCCACGAGGAGCGCGCCGAGCACATCCTGGAGAACATCGCGCGCGACTACGACCAAGCCGTCGCGGCCGGCGAGAAGAACATCGCTCGCCAGTCGCTTCTCGCGCTGGTGGCCGAGCACGAAGACCCGAGCCTGTGGACGATAGGCATCCCGCCGCGCGGGCGCCGCATCGCCGGTCAGGTGTTCAACGTTGTTGACCCGAGCCTGCCCAAGGGCCAGCAGACGATTGGCTCGTTCTCCGCGCGCTCGCAGGTGGACGCATTCCTGGAGGGCGCCGGCCCGAAGGCCGCAAGCTATCTCGTGCTGGATTCCGGCGGCGAGCGCGTGCAGCAGTTCGTGAGGCCGTTGCAGGACAACGAGGTGATGGTCTACGTCAAGGGCGAGCCGGTGCGCATCCAGATTTACGACGAGGCCCTGGCCCGACAGCTCCGGCCGCTCGACCCGCCCAAGATGAATTGGGCTTTGGAAAAGATGCGCAGCCTGAACCGATACCTGTCCAAGATTTACACCGGCTACAACCCGTCTTTCATCCTGCGCAACGCCGCGCGCGATGCGCTGACTGGCACGATCAACATGGTCGGCCACGAAGGCGCGGGCGTCGCCGCGAAAGCCTGGGCGAAGTATCCCGGCGCGGTGAAGGCGCTGGGCCAGTGGGCCGCCACCGGAAACGCGCCGGTGGGCAAGACTGGCGAGTACCTGAAGGAATACCGCATGCACGGCGGCAAAACGGGCGCGTCGTGGATGTCCGACCTGGAGGCCAAGGGCAAGGAGCTGTCGCGCATGTACGAGGACGCCTACGGCGCGAGCGGCTACCTGAAGGACGGCCAGAACCTGAAGGCGGCCAAGGTCGCCGGGCGCAAGATCGTCGGCGGCATGGCGCATGTGGTCGAGATCGCCAACCAAGCCACGGAGAACGCACTGCGCCTGTCGCTGTACATGACGCTGCGCGAGAGCGGTGCATCGCCGGGCAAGGCCGCCCAGGCCGCCAAGAGCGTGACGGTGGACTTCGACCGCAAGGGCACGATGACGGGCGCGCTCGGCGCGGTCTACCTGTTCCTGAATCCGGCGGTGCAGGGCACGGCTAACGCCATGCGCACGCTGGCGAGCGGCGAGCATCGCGGGCAGGCGTTCGCGGCGCTCGGCATGCTGGCGACGCTCGGCTTCTACGCGGCGGCGTCCGGCATGGACGACGACAAGGACCGCTGGCTGGGCGAGGGATGGGATGGCCGCACCAAGAACTTCGTGATGATGTTCGGCGACCACACGCTGAAGGTCCCGCTGTCGCAGGAGTTCACGCCGGCCTATGCGTTCGGCGTGGCGCTCGCTGAGGCGATGCGCGGCGAGGGCGCGATGAAGTCGGCCGTCCGCATGGTCTCGTCGTTCCTGGATGCGTATTTCCCGCTGAACGGCGCCTACAACCCGGACAGCGACAACCACGCGGAAGACGCGCTTCTGGCGGCCATGCCTACGATTATCAAGCCGGGCGCGGAGAGTGTATTCAACCGGAACCACTTCGGCAGCCAGATCGTCCCGGAGACCACATCTACCAAGAGCCAGCCCGATAACCTGAAGATGTACCGGGGGACGAAGGGCACGGTGTACGACGCGCTGGCGCAGCAGATCGCGGCAGCTGGCGAGCTGGCCGGCGCGGGCCGCTACCAGAACGACATCACCAAGATCAGCCCCGAGACGCTGAAATACGTCTGGCGCACCTACACCGGCGGCCTGGGCCAGTTCGTGACCGACTCGATCGGCGCGGCCAGCCTCGCCACCGAGCCGGGCGAGATGAGCAGCAGCGACATCCCGATCGCAAAGGACTTTTGGCGCGCCCAGGACGTCAAGCCGATCCGCAGCCGGTACTACGATCTCGCGCGCGAGGCGAAGGAAGCAGCCACGGAATTCCAGCAGGCGAAGAAGGCCGGCGACGGCGAGGCGATCGACAGCATCTTCGCGCGGCCCGGCCAAGCCGAGTTGATCGCGCTCGACAAGATGTTCAAGAAGTCGAGCCACGCCGCCGCAGCGATCCGAGATGAGGAGGTGACGGTGAACGCCGACAAGTCTCTGTCGACGTCCGAGAAGCGCGACCGCCTGAAGGAGCTGGAGAATCAGGAGGAGTCGATCTACAGGGATGCGCTGGACGTCTTCAAGACTTCCATCCCTTCTAAGTAGAAGGTTTTGTGTTGTAGATTGCTCGGAGGGAGAGGCTTAGCGAATGGCAAAGCTTCCCCATACCCAGCAGGGTGCAGAAAGCTTGCCATGTTTGCTCTGGCGGAGCCGGCTTGAGCATTCAGGCACCACAGTCGATCGACACCCGCTGTGGCTACTCCAGACTTCGACGACGGTGCGAGTCGTCCATCCCGGGCTCTAGAGCTTTCGCTTCCCACCCTTTGCGCTTGGGCCTTCCTGCGCTACGCCGCGTGCGGAACGTTTGGATACCGATAGCTTCCGCGACGGCTGGACGACAAAAAGCCCGGTGATTCATTGTTGGGCGGGCCTTTGGCGAGGCAACCTGCGCACGCCCCACCAAAACACGCGCGCCGATTACACCGCCCAACAATGGATACCGGGCTTGGTGATGCTTTTTGGTGGGTTGCGCTGGACGCCAATCCAGCGAAACCATCATAGCACAAGAAGTCGATGCGTGCGAATTTTACACGCCGTGGCCGCCGACAACCGCAGAGCATCCTTCTCCGTCATAGGCAGTCGGGCGGCGTGTTGTAGCGCTGCGAGTAGGCCGAAGCGTAGGCGTCCCAAATCGCGGACGTCGGTGCAGGCGCTCTTGCGGCACTCGCCTTCGCGGGCTTCGCAGGAAGCAACCCGAGCGGCTTGCCGGCGGGCGACGGTCGGTCCGCCGAAGGCGCGACCCCGGCGCAACCATTCCCTTCCCCTTCCATATTCCCTTCCCCTTGGGAAAGAAAAAGCGAAGAAGCGTTCGCGATGTTCACGCGTGCCTCACGCGTGCCTCACGCGTGCCTCACGCGTGCAAGTTATTGTTATGTAAGAACTTTCTTCTGGCTCTGGAAGTTCAGACTGGCTTTCCTTGTTGTTGATGACCTGATGCCTTGCGAACGTCGGTATGACACCGAAATCCTCCCCATCCACGCGATACTTCCGCACGAAACCACGCGACGCCAACGCGTCGAGCACGCGTGCGAAATCGATATCGTCGTCAACAGGGCGCTTCATCCTTGGCGGCCGTTGTCTTGGTCGCCGCGCGCCGCGCACGATCGCCGCGCCGTGGTTTGGTGTTCGCCATGATTCCTCCGATGCGCGCCGCAATGAATCGGGCGCGCTCGCTATCAACATAGGATTGGTGCGGATCGGTGCGATGCGATTTTGCGCATGCCTGTGCAGATAGCGGTTTGAAAATAGTTGCTTCGGTAATAAAATCGGACCAGCCGAAGCAGGAGATTTTGTCAATGCCCCAAACTAGCAAGCAACTCACCGCCGACGACTATGCCCGCGCGGCTACCGCGCTAGGCGTGCCGGTCGCTGCCGTAAAGGCGGTGACGGAGGTGGAGAGCAACGGCAAGGGCTTCCTGCCGGATGGCCGCCCACTGATCTTGTTCGAGCGCCACATCATGCGGCGCCAGCTCGTCGCCGCAGGTCACGCGATGGATGCCGCGCGCTACAACCTGACCGACCCTAACATCGTCAACTCGAAGCCCGGAGGCTACGTCGGTGGTGCTGGCGAATGGGATCGTCTGGCACGTGCGATCGAGATCAACAGGCCGGCGGCACTGGAATCGGCGAGCTGGGGCCTGTTCCAGATCATGGGATTTCACTGGAAGCTGCTGGGCTTCGCGTCGGTGCAGGCGTTCGTCAACGCCATGTACACGAGCGAGGGCGCGCAGCTCGACGCGTTCGTCGCCTTCGTGAAGGCCAGCCCGAACCTGCTGCGCGCGCTCCGTGCCAAGAACTGGCCGGACTTCGCGCGCGGCTACAACGGGCCGGGGTACGCAACCAATAAGTACGACACCAAACTCGCCGAAGCATACGCGCGTCACAGCCAAACGGGAGCCGCATGAACCTCATCGAAAACGCCGGCCAGTGGCACAAGCTCTGGTCGATCCGCTTTGCTCTGTTGAGCGCCATGCTCGCGGCGGCCGAGGCATCCCTGCCGCTGTGGCAGGACATCGTGCCGCCTCACGTGTTTGCGTCGCTCTCGACGCTGTGCGGCATCGCTTCGGCGGTGTCGCGCGTGGTGCAGCAGCCTGCGCTCCGGGCCGGCATCGATGGCGCCGACCAGCAGTGAACCGCTTTCGCCCATTCCTCAAGGTCCTCGGACGATCATCACGCCCCTTCTTCCTGGGGTGGTGATGCAACGGTCAACGACGAGGGTGGCACATGAACACGATGACATGGACAGAGATGAATCCGCCGGATAGCCAACTGTGGGGGTTGATCGGCGGCGCTGCTGGCGCGGTGGTCGCCGCGTTCGTCATGCTGCGCAAGTACCTGTCCCGCGATGCGGTCGATCGTGCTGGCGACGCCGCCGACATCGGCGCCATCAAGCGCCTGAACGACCTCCTGGACGAGGAGCGCAAGGCGCGACGCGAGGCCGAAACGCGTGCCGACATGTTCGCCAAGGAGCGAAACGAAGCGATCATGCAGATCGGCGAGCTGAAAGGGCAGATCGCGGCGCTGACCATGCAGGTCGCGCTGCTGAACAGCAAGGTTGAGCAATATGCAAATCCCCAAGCTGCTGCGCCTCAAGAGCAATCTTGAGCGCTTCTACGCCGCGCACCGGCGGTCGTTCAACGAGATCACGGTGTGGTCGCTGATCATGCTGCTGGCGGTCAGCAGCGGATCGGTTGGCTACTACCTCGGCGACTTGCAGAACAACGTCGAGCTGGCTGCCACGCGAGCGCAGCACCAGCAAGACCTGGACCATCTGCGCGCCGCCTACGAGGCGGCCATGGCCGAGCGCGACGCGCGCCTTGACTATCTCGCTAGTCAGGTGGCGCAGGCGGCCCGCGCGTCGCAGCACGCCGCCACGACGGCCGAGCGCGCCGCGACCGCGCCGAAAGCGGAATCCCCGACGCGCCGCCCGCAGGGCGTGCCGTACCTGCCGCAACTGCCTCCGTCAATGCACAATGGTGGATGATGAACCTGATCAACTGGAAGGGCTACGCCATTGCCGCCGGCGCCGGCGCGCTGGTCGCCGCGATCCTGGCCGCCTGGGGCGCCTGGGCGATCCAGGCCAACCGGTACGATGTGCAGATCGCAGAGCTGAAGCGCGTGCACGCTGAGAAGTTGGGCGAGATCGCCGCGCATGCCGCCGAGCAGGCCCGCGAGGCGCTGGATTGGAAAGACCGGGCAGAGAAGGCAACCGCCGAGATCGACGCCCGACAACAGGAGAATGATCGTGTCAAAGCTGAAAACGCTCGTCTTGCTGACGAGCTGCGCACTGGCGCTCGCCGCGTGTTCGTCCGTGCCAAGTGCCCCGCTGCCGGTGGTGGCGCAGTGCCCGGAGCCGCCGCCGCCGCCCGCGTGGACGATGAAGGCACGCGAGCCGAACTTGACCCTGCGTTTGCGGGGTCTGTGGCAGGAATCACCGACGACGGCGACGACGCCATCCGCGAACTGACCGCCTTGCAGGACTACGTGCGCAACGTCTGCTTGGCGCCACGCCACTAGCACATCCGCTATCGATCTCCTATTATGCGAACAACATTTAGGGGCTATTCTTGACATCCTCCCCGGCCTGAAGGCCGGAGATTCCTACGGCGCTCAGGCGCGGCAGTCAGGCGGCGGCGTCTTCGCCGGCTGCGTCCGTGGCGCCCGCCGGCGCCGTGCCGCCCTGGAGGCAGCGCTCCTCGTATGAGCGGATGTCTTCTTCGCGGTAGCGGATGGTGTTCTTGCCGATCACGATCCAGGCGGGGCCGGTCTTGCCCCGGCGCCAGTTCTGGATCGTGCGCGTGGTGACGCCGAAGCGCGTGGCAAGGTCGTCTTCAGTCAGGTGGTGGCCCATGCCCGTCACTCCGCTGCCTGCGCCTGGGCCTGGGCGTCGGCTGCCGGCTGGCGCACGGCTTCCTGCTTGGCCTTGTTGACGATGCCGCCGAAGCGGGAAGGGCGACGCGCTTCCTGTTCGGCGCGGCCGTCCGTCAGGGCCGCCGGCGCCGCGCCTGCCACGGCCGCCGTGGCGCCCAGGTCGAGCACTTCGCCGCGCTGGTTGAAGCCCTCGTAGTCCTCGTTGTCGTGGCCGATCGCGCTCTCCAGGCGCTTCGAGCTGTTGGGCAGCAACTTGGCGGCGCGCTTGATGACGGACTTGATCGCCATCTGGTCGTACCACTTCGTCCACGGGCTGTTGGCGCCGTCGCCGGACTTCGACGCGCCGCGCACCTTCTCGATGTCACGGCGCGGCATGACTTCGCGGTGCACTTCGCCGTTGGTGAAGCGCACGACGATGTAGGCCGCGACGATCTTGCCGGGGTCGTCCTCGCCCAGGTACGGCTCGTGCTCCAGGCGCGGATCGTCGCCGCGCACGAAGCGGAACGCGTCGCGCTCGTACACGGCGGCTGCGTCGACGTGGCTGATCTCGCCGGAGTTGCGGATCAGCTTCAGCATGCCGCGCACCATGGGCAGGTACTGCACGGTCGGCACCCACTTATCGACCTGCCGATTGCCTTCCCACACCTTGGTCTTGGTGTTGTAGACGTTCAGCACGGCCTCGCGGCCGTCCGGCAGGAGGCCGTCCTGGGCGGCCTTCATGCAGGCGAGGAACAGGGATTGCCGGTCAGCGTCGAGCAGATCGGGGTTCACCTGCACTGCGGTCAGCGCCGTGCGGATGAAGCGCTCGGCCGGGATTTCCTCCGGCAGGGCCTTTCCGATCTCCTGCTTCTGCCGCTCCAGGGTGGTGCGGATGCTTCCCAGCTCCTGACGGCGCCATTCGGCTTCCGTCATCGGCTGCTGCTGGTTCTGGTCGGTCATGGTTCTCACTCAATCGGTATGGTGCGGGATGGTGCGGCTCACGCAGCCTTGTCGGGCGTGATTCGGACGTTTCTAAAAGGCGCCACCGTGGCCTCGATCGTCGCGGCCGGGATATCGCTCACGCTGATGGTGTAGCGCTTGCTGGCGGCCCGATCGTAGACGCGGTAGCTCTCCTTGTTGGTGCCCGCCGAGATGTTGAAGCCGTCAGCGCGGATGCTCTTGGCGTGCTCGATGATCGCGATGATCTCGGCCTGCGCCGCCTTCTTCCGGCCCTCGGCCGCTTTCTCCTCGGCGCCGGCGGCCTTGTACGCTGCGCACAGCTCGGCAAGGCGCGGCTCGTCGGACAGGTCGATGCTGCTGCCGTCGTTGTCGCGATAGAGCTGCTTGATCGTGTCGCCGTCGCGGGTGTAGTCCGGCTCGGGCGCGGCGCCGGCGTCGACGCGCATCCAGAACTGCGCAACCTTCTCGCGGATCAGCGCGCCGACCTCCGTGTCACGCTCGCGCAACGACACCTTCGGCGTGTTGCCGCCGACCAGCGGGGCGATCATCGACCAACCCAGGCCCGCGACTTCGAGCTGCGATTGCGCCTGAAATTCGATGTGCGCCGGCGCCTCGATATCATCGCCATCGTCGATCCAGGCGCGGCGGAATTGCAGGCCGTCGACGTTCTTGATCTCCATGATGCCGTCGCCGTGGCGCTCGAACATGCGGCGGGCTTCGTTGGACGGGTGGCCGGCAACCGTGCCGATGATCCTGAAGTCGAACGACGCGCCCATGCGCAGCGCCGGGATGCGCATGTACGTCTTGAACGGCTCGACGATCAGGCCGTAGTCCTCGGCGATGCCGGCGGCGATGGCGCTTTCCAGGCGCTTGCCCCAGGTCATGCGCTCGTTTTCCTTGAACTCGGCCACGATGCGCTTGGTCTTGCGCATGAACAGCTCGTATTCGGTGGAGTATGGCGAGCAGCCGAACAGCGCAGCAACTTCCGTGCTGGTCAAATCCTGCGCTCGCATCGCAAGCCATTCCGCTTCGCTTGCCGGGGTAAGTGTAACTCGCTCAATGCTCATCGTGTTATATCCATGCGCCACCCTATGCGGCGTGCATGCAGAATAGCACCAGTTGTACGAAAATCAAACCGTTTTTCGTTGATGTTCGCAAAAAGTGCAATGCAGTTGTGCGGCGGCGACAACGGCATCGTTCATCATGGGGCTTGCGCAACAGCGGCTGAAGGAGCTTCTCAACTACGACCCTGAGACGGGCGAGTTCAAGGGAAAAGCAACCACTCTGGTTGCGAAAGTGTTACGATTTCATTACCATCATCATAGACGATTCTCTAAAAGGATAGCGATATGAATATGTTGACCGAGCTGGACGTCACCGGACCGTCAGCCCGTGCGCTGCGTAAATCGCTGGGGATGAAGCAGACCGAGTTCTGGAGCCGCATCGGCCTGTCGCAATCCTGTGGTTGCCGCTACGAGCGCGAGGGCAGCCCGATTCCCCTCCCGTACCAGCGCCTCATCTTCTTGCACTACGTGGCGGGCCTGCCGGTCGATGCCGGCACCAAGGAGAAGGCCGCAAGCCTGATCGAGCTGGGCACGATCGCCAAGGACGCCGAGAAGGTCGCGCGCCTGCGCGCAGCGGCGGCCAAGGCAGACAGCATTTCGGCTGCGCTGAAGGGCGCGGTCGGCGCCGCGAGCGAGATCAGCGCGGCCGTTTGATCAACTGGAGAGGCCAGCCGATAGGCGCCGGCGCCGGTCTTGAAAATCGAGTGCCCTGAAAGGGGCGTGTGGGTTCGACTCCCATCCTCTCCGCCAATTTCCCGCCGCCTACCCAGGCGGCTTTCTTCCGAACCGTGCAGCACCATACCAAAAGCTATGCCAACATTGATTGACCCGGTGCGCGACAAGCCCCGCCGTTCAGGGCGGGGAAGGATGTCAAGCAACGAGCGCTCGCGGCAGCTTTTGGCATCTCGCAGTCGCAGGTCAACAACATCATCAACAATCATCGCTGGAGGTAATTGTGCCGAGTGTGAACAAAGTAATCATCGTTGGAAATCTGGGGGCCGACCCTGAGACTAGGTATCTCCCGAGCGGCGATGCCGTGACCAACATCCGCGTGGCGACCACCGATCGCTACAAGGACAAGGCCAGCGGCGAGATGAAGGAATCCACCGAGTGGCACCGCATCGCCTTCTTCGGCCGCTTGGCCGAGATCGCGGGCGAGTATCTGCGCAAGGGCTCGCCGGTCTACGTCGAGGGCAAGATTAAGACCCGCCAGTGGGAGAAGGACGGCCAGAAGCAATACAGCACCGAGATCGTCGCAGAACAAATGCAGCTCCTCGGTGGCCGCGACGACGGCGGCGGGCAGCGCCAGCATGGGCAGCAGCAACAGCGCGGCGCGCAGCAGCAGGGCCAGCAGCAGCGCGGCGGCCAGCGCAACGAGTACGCCGAGCAGACCGGGCGCGGCAACCGCACGCAGCGTCAGCCTCCGCCGTCCAACGGCTTCGAGGACGGCGGCGGGTACGATGACATGGATGACCGCACCCCATTCGCCCAGATGCACGCTTCGCGGTTCGATCACGCATTCTGACCCGGTGCGCGACAAGCCCCGCCGTTCAGGGCGGGGAGGAAGTCAAAAGATGGCGCGCGAGATCGAGCGCCAGGAGGCCACATAACCATGCCTGATGAAATCGACATCGCAAACGACAGCGCGGCCCGCGACCTGGAGGCCGCCATTGCAGCGGCCCGCTCGGGGCCGAAGTTCTCGATCAGGCCAGATATCTGCCTGAACGACTGCGGCGAGCCGCCAATCCCCGGCGGCCTGTATTGCTCCGACGACTGCCGCATCGACCACCACGCGCGCAAGGAGCTGCGCCGCCGGCAGGGGCTGCGATGAACCAAGACGCCGAGGTCAACATCTTCAAGTGCCTCGACTTCATCCGGGACAATGCGCCGGCATATGCGAAGGCCAAAGCCGAGCGCATTTACCTGGAGGAATTTCGCAAGACGAAGAAAGCGCTGTGCATGAAGGCCGCCGAGTCTGGCGGCACCAATGCTGTGAACGCTCAGGAGCGCGACGCTTACGCGGACCCTGAGTATCAGAAGCTCCTCGAAGCGCTGCGCGCGGCCGTTGAGGAGGAGGAGCGGCTTCGCTGGCTGCTGGTCGGCGCGCAGGCGAAGATCGAAGTGTGGCGCACGATCGAGGCGAACCGCCGCGCGGAGGCGAAGCACGTATGAAGCGTTCAGCCCCCCTCGTCCGCAAAGCTCCGATTTCCCGCGGCACGTCCCAGCTCAAACGCACCGCCATGAAGAAGCGCGCGCCGAAGAAGCGGCCCGGCAACGACAAGCGCATGCTCGACGCCTGCCGTGATCAGCATTGCTTTCTGGAGGTGCCGAGCGTGTGCTGCGGCGATACCGCCACCGTCGTGCCATGTCACGCCAACTGGAGCGAGTACGGGAAGGGCGCCGGCATCAAGGCCGACGACAAGTTCACCGTGCCCGGCTGCTGGCGATGCCATGCGTGGCTCGATCAGGGAAAGGCGC